TCAGCTACTGATCCACTGGCACATGAGCGTCGGCCCGAACCCGGTGGTGGCGGAGGTGTTGAGGGCGCCGCCGCTGTTCTGCCAAGCGACGAGTTCGACGTAGTCACCGACGCTCAACGCCTGCGAGGTGGATACGCCCCCGCACCAGGAGTTGGAGGCGAACCCCGGGGCCTGGACAACGCCGCCGCGGGCGTTGGCGCCGTTGACGTTGATTCCCAGCTTCCTGTTGCCGGTGGCGCTGGTGGCGATCGCCGCGGTGCCCAGGAGCAGGTAGGTGCCGGCGACCTGGATGGTGTAGCGGGAGGTGTTGGTGCTGGTGCTGTGCCCGTTGTCGCTGTCGTAGTCCTCCGTGTCCAGGGTCAGCGGGATGTCGGCCGTCCCGGTCGCGAGGGACTGAGCGCTGGACGCGTACCCCTTGAACCTCGGCACACCGTTGGTGCCGGAGCCCATGAGGAAATCCATGGTGGCCTTGATCTGCGCGGCCCACAGGGCGCCGGTCAGATAGTTGCCGGGCGCCTCGCTGGCTGAGACTGGCACCGTGCGGGTCACGGGAACCTCCGATGGTCAGTAGGCGAAGGCGATGTTGTCGAACTGGCAGACGGAGTCCCATGTCGTCGGGTCCGTCGTCCCTGCGGGCAGCGGTTCACAGACGGTGTCGCCCGTCGTGTGGGATTTGGTGGTGGCTGCGGTGAGGGTGATGACCGCGGTCGTCCAGCCCGCGCTGGTGGCGGCGACCGACTGCACCGTGACGGTCTCCTGGTTGGCCGTGTTCTGGCCGAGGACGAGCTGCTGACCGGAGGCGAGCTGCGCGGCGAGCGCGTTGGTGTTGTCGTGACTCGCGTTGACCGTGATCGTGGTGACGCCCGAGCTGGGCGACGTCGCCAGCGTGGTGTGCCAGGCGCCGAAAATGCCGTACGGGGTCAGGTCCGCGGGACTGCACTGGAGCGTCTGCGCTGCTTCGTTGTCGTCCCCGAAGTCCCACTGGATGTTCTCGACGAAGCAGTCGACCTGCGTGACAGCGCCTCCGGGCGTCCGGCGCATCAGCCGGACGCGTGTGCCGAGTTCCAGCGACAGGCACACGGGCCACAGCGCGGGAAGCGCCGAGGGATGCAGCTTGACCGAGGTGACGCGCTGCGCGGGCTGCTTGTACCTCGAGATGAGGTAACCGGCCGCGTCCTGGCACTCGTTGGGATCCCCCGAGTTGATCGTGCGCGTCATCGTCCGGGCGAAGTAGCTCGAGAGTGAGGTGTCGTCTGTCGCGTAGAAATTTTGGCTGGTGCCCTCCTGCGTGACCGTGACCTGGTTGGACAGGTGGGTGCTGTCGTAGTCCAGCTCGCAGCTCTCGTACGGCCACTCGCCGGCGTTCTCGCCGAACACGTAGACCGGCGTCGTGGCGTTGTAGCGGGCCGAGCGCGCCTTGAACTGAAGGGCCCCGGCGCGGTCCACAAAGTGGGCGCCATTCTCGGTGTCGACGACGCCCTGGAGCGCGGTCATCGCGTCCTGGCCGTCGATCGCGGCCGGCCCCATGTTCGTGGTGAGACCGGTCTGGAGCCCGTACGCCCCGGAGTATCCCGCGTAGCGGAGGATCCGGGCGTACCGCGCGTCGGACGACTCGCCTGCGCACGCCGATTTCCACGCCGCGTACAAGTTGGTGATCTGGCTGGCGCTCTGGGCGATGTTCGCGAACTCCGCGACGAAGGAAATGTCTCCCTTGAAGTTGTACGTCGTACCGTTACCCACGGTCGCGTCGACGAAGCCGCCTACGTTGTCGCTGATCAGCCCGGTGGGGGTGTTGGTGGACGGCACGCTCCCGATGTACGCGGCGGTGGCGCCGTCTTGCGAGACGAAGACCTGCCCCGTGGCCTGGTTGTAGCCGAACCACAGGAGATGCCAGTCGCCGTCAACGCAGTTCGTGGCGCCCCCGAAGAGGGTCGCTGTGCCTGCGCCCGTCGGGCCCTGGATCCAGAAGTTCGGCTTGCCGGCGGTGTCGAGGTAGACGTAGATGTGGCTGCCCGACGGGCCGCCGCCGGACCGCTGCCGGTCGGTGCACGACCACAGGAACGCGAACACTGTCGGCATCGGCCCCGTGTACCGGAACGCGATGACCCTGGACCAGGACGTCGGGTCGGCCGGGCCGACGATGCCGGCGGTGGACAGCCGGATGAACGTCGCGCCACCGGTGATCAGGTTGGTTCCGGGGTTGGAGTTGTTGATCGTGGCGACCGTGCCGCTCGACCCGGTGTAGACGCCAGTGGCGTCCGTTGCGGTGATCGCATTCCCGAACGTCAGTGAGCCAGCGCCGTATTTGCTGATGCCGAGCTGGGCAGGCGGATTGGTTCCGGTCCAGTCGGTCACCGTCGTGGAGTCGGCGGGGTCGTCCAGGCGGTACACGAACCGCGGGCTCAGGCTGTTGATCTCCTGGGTGAGGGAGTCCTGCAGCTGCTGCTGGGAGAGCAGGCTGAACGTGTCCACGGCCGTGGGCTGCACGGTCCCGTAGGTTCCGCTGTCGTCCCATTGCGAGGGCCAGCGCTCCGTCCAGCCCGCGTAGACGGGGTACCAGACTCCTGGTGCCTGCCACGTGGTGGCGGTAGAGCCCTTCTCCAACTGCCAGGCGTCGACCTGCACGCTGCAGGTGGCCGCAGCGGTAGCGGCGACAGCGGCACCCACATCCATACCCGCCGCGTTGGCCGGTGCGGTCGCCGTCAGGGTGAGGAGGGTCCAGCCGGCTGTTGTCGAGCCCGTGAGCGCCGTCGAGGTGCCGTAGTTGAACGAGGTGGGCGTCGCGCCGCCTCCGGCGGTGTACCAGCCGAAGAAGGCGTAGACCGACAGGCTCGTCGCGGCCGTGACGTCCCGGATGCGCAGCTGCACCGTGTATGTACGCCCCGGGATCACACTCCAGCGGGGCGTGTGGCAGATCCGCGTCGTCGCGACAGTGGCGGAGGGGACCGCGAACTGCATGACGGTCGCGCCCTGCCACGCCGTCGCGGAAGAGACGAAGGAACCTCCGGAGCCATCGGTGCTGGAGAAAATGTCGCTGGTCGCCGAGCTGATGGTGCCGCTGAATCCGCCCAGGTCGCCTCCGGTGGCCATGACCTGGTCCAGCACGTTGCGGGTGGGCGGCCACTGCGCGCGCCGCCGGTAGGGCTGGTACGGGGCGATGTGCCCGGCCCAGGGGCCGCCGGCGTTCGTGGGGTCGAGAGCGGAGTCGGTGTCGTCCAGGGTCAGCGACGCCTCTCCCGTCCGGACCTGGTCGGTTTCGTACTGGCGGCCGCGGCCGACGGACATCGTGCCGCGGGTCCGGTCCGTGACCTCGACATACCTGTCGGTCGGCTGCGTGCCTCCGTTCGCGTTCCAGAACGCACCCCAACCGTCCTCGATCACGGGCCAGTTGAGATTCAGCTGGCCGTACGCCGACGTGAGGGTGTTGACGTGGTCGATGTACGCGGAGGACGCGGCTTCGGTGCCGGTGTAGCCGGAGGTGAACTGGAACGTCACGCCGGTCGCCGACCAGCTGTAGGCGATCGTGGCGCGGGTGGTCCACGTGTAGCCGTCCGGCGACGTCGCGAACACGAAGCTGCCGGACACCTCCGTGATCCGCCACCACGCATACGAGTAGGCGTCGTACGCCGCCCAGTTCGCGGCGATCGTCGTGGTGGTGCTGACGCCCGCGTTGACGACCCGGGCCCGGAACACACCGCCCGAGAGGTAGAGGCTGGCCTTGTTGGTGGAGTTCAGGACGACCTCGAAAAAGGTCTCCGTCCCACCGTTCCCCAGCGGGGCGGGCACGACCCGGGCGTACACGCCGTTAGGGCTTGCCGTGTTGCTGCTCGTGGCGTCCCAGGTGGTCGAGCCGAGGGCGTAGTACGAGGTCGTGCACGACACCGCGACCCGGTCCAGCGCCGTGTCGAGGGTGACGTTCGGCGACCCGGAAGACGCGTTCCACAGCGCCGTGTTGAGAGCTGTCCCGCCGAAGAAGTCCCCGAGGTTGGACAGCTTCGGGCTCGGCACCAGGCACCACCTATCCGGCGCCCGGCGGCGCCCTCACTCTCATCGACTGGTCAGCGGTTGTACGGCGGGTACGTCAGGGGGTTGCGCATGCCGCGCTGCAGGAACGACTTCTCGACGTCCTTCGCCAGGCCGTCCACCGTGGCCACGCTGCCCTGGACCTGAAAGTGGAAGTGGTTGTGGGTGACGGCCCCACCCCCTCCGGCGCCGGCCAGACCCAGGCCGGCGCCGGTGAACTGGCCCGCGCCGGTGACCGATCCGGCGAGGCGTCGCACGGCGCCGGCGGCGTGGTGCGCGTTGCGGTCGACACCCGCCGCGAGGCCTTTGGGGATCCACTGGCCGATGGACGCGAACACCTGCGAGGGCGACTTGATCTTGAGAGCCCGTTTGATCGCTGCGGCCATGACCTTGGCGATCCGAGTCATCTGCTTCTCGATCGCCTTTTCCTGGCTCTGGAGCCCCCTGACCAGTCCTTGCGCCGATTTGATGCCGGCCGAGTACATCGAGTCGGCGACCGCCTTGCCCGCCGACGTCGCTGCGGACTGGGTGGTCTTCTGCAGGGAGTTGATCTGCTGGATCTGCCCCTTCGACGCCCCCGCCAGGGCGGCCGCCGTCGCGCCGCCCGAGTCGACGCCGGCACTCGCGATCTGCTCGATCAGGGACGCGGACAGGCCCTTCTTCTTCAACGCCTGCAGCTGCGCGGCGAACTGCGTCGCTTTCTGCATCTGGTCGCGCATCTTGTTGACCACGTCGGCGGCCGTGAGCGCGAACCCCTCCTGCGGGGCGTCCGTCACGATGGAGAAGCCCTGCATCACACCGGAGGCGACGTTCTTTACCTCGTCCGACCAGGACTTCTGCAACGCGGCGAGCTTCGACTGGGCGCTCTTGAGCTTCGCGGCGACCGAATCACGCTTGGCCGCGAGCCCTCGCATCAGGGAGTCTTCCTTGCGAGCGTACGACTCGAGGCGCTTGAGGGTCTTCTCGTGGGACTTCACCCACTTGCTGCTGACGCCCTTGGTGCCCTTGAGGTCGGCGACCCGGTTGTAGGTCTGGGTCAGCAGCGACTCGACCCTCCGCGTCGCCGCCTTCACCCGGGCCGTCGACCCGGTGAGCCCGTCGACCAGGCCCTCGTTGACGTAGATGCCGAGCTGCCTGAACACCTTCGACGGCGAAGCGATTCCGAGGGTCCGCGCGAAACCGTCCGACGTCGCCTTGGCCGCCCCCTGCATGGTGGCCACGGCGCCCGGCGACCCGGCACGGATACCCTGGGCCAGGCCGTCCATCAGCGCATGACCGGAGTGCAGCGTCCACCCGCTGCCGGAGAACGGGCCCCATTCGGCCGGGCTGTGGGGGAACAGTCCGGAGACGTGGGACAGGACGCTGTGGGCCGCGTCGGCCACCGGGCCGAGCATCGATTTGATGCCGTTGAGGAAGCCCTTCAGCAGAGACCGGCCCGCCGAGTACAGGTAGGAGCCGAGCTGGCCGAGCGCCGCCTTGGCCCTACCCGGCAGGCTGCGGACCCACGTCACGGCTTCCATGGCCTTGGAGACCGTCGACGTCTTGAAGGAACGCCAGGCAGAAGCCGCCCGGGATGCGAGCCCGCTTCCGAGGCCGGCGAGCCAGTGGTAGATCCGCCCCGGCAGCCCCGCAACCCAGTTGACCAGGCTCGTCAGGACGTTGACGGTTCCGTGATACATCGACGACGCACCGGACTTGATCTTGTCCCAGTGCTTGACGATGTACAGGACCGCAAGCCCGATCGGCCCGGTCAGGATCGCCAGCAGCAGCGGCCAGTGGCCCTTGACCCAGTCGACGACCCAGCCGACCGCGTCAGCGATGCCCTTGAACGCCGTCTTGCAGAGATCCCGGAACCAGGCGACGTGGTTGTAGGCGTAGATCAGGCCCACCACCAGCGCCGCAATAGCCAGAACAACCAGGCCGAGCGGGCTGGCGGCCTGGGCCGCGTTGAGGAGCCACTGACCGATCGCAGCCGCCTTCTCGGCGATCGCCGCCCCGATCAGCTTCGCCTTCTCGATGGTCCAGGCGATCGCCGAGCGTGCTGCCGCGAGCGTGGCCCGGGCGACGTTCCGGGCGAGAGTGAGCGCGGCCCGGCCCGCCACCTTCATCGCGTTCCCAGCGGCCGTGACACCGCGGGCCATGCCCGCCCAAGCGGCACGCCCGGCCTTCGCTGCGGCCCCCGCGACGCTCCTGCCCATCCTGACGGCGGCCCGGCCCGTCGCGCTCAGCGCTCTGCCCGCGGCCCGGACGCTGCGGGTGAGGCCGGACATCGTGGCCCGGCCTGCCTTGGCCACCGCGCTCCCGATGCTCCGGCCGACGCCGGCGATGCCCCGGCCGGCCGCCTTGATGCCACGCACGGAGCCGTCGAAGCCCTTACGCAGAGCGCCCCCGAAGCTCCCGGCCTTCCCGGAGAACGCCGAGCCGGCTACCTGCGCGGACCTGAAGCCCTGAACGACCCGGGCGGCACCCTTGGCGGCTCCCACGCCCATCTTCCCGAAGGCCACAACGGTCTTCCCGGCACTCATGGCGAGCTTCGCCGCGTAGGCGACCACCGAAAGGGCCAGGATGCCGCCGATGACCCCGGCGAGAGCGGTAGCAGCGGTCTTGTGCTTCCCGAACCAGTCGACGATCTTGATGACGACGGGGAGGAGCTTCGTGCCGATCTCGATCGCCAGCACGGAGATGGTCTGCTTCGCCTTGGCCAGCCGGACGTTGAACAGCTTCTGAGTGGCGTCCCAGCCCTCCACGTCTTTGCTGGCGTGGTTGAACGATCCACTGACCTTCTTGACGCGATCCTTGAAACCCTCGGTGTTCTCACCTGTCAACTGCAGGGTCGTATTCAGGCCGATGGCGCCACCGGTGAGCTTTTTAACCGCTTCAGTGTATGTCTGGGCGCTCGGTCCACCCTTTTTCAATTCAGCCGAAAAACCCTTGGTTTTATTTTGAAGGGTGGCGTACTGCGACAAAAGGTTCGCCTGGTCCGGCGGGAGCGCCTTGAGCGCCTTGCGCCAGTCGCCGACACTAAGACTTCCCTTGGAATAGGACTGGGCCAGGCCCTGAATACTTTTGGGCATGCTCTTGACCATCAGGTCCGCGTCTTTCGCGGCCTGCTTGGTTTTGTTGAAAGCCGAGAGGAGGACGGTGCCGGACTTTCCCATCTTCGACAGCACGGTCTGCGAAAGAAGGTCAAGCGTGCCGGTCAGGCCACGCTTGCCAAGGTGCGTGGACACGTCCGTCGAGGACAGGCCCAACCGCTGCATTTCTTGGATCGCGACATTATTCGGGGCCGCCAGCTGCCTGATGGTGGAAGCGAGTTCCTGAGTTCCTTCACGCGCCGAGGTACCGTGCTGCGTGAGCGTGGCCAGCGCGCCGCCGACCTCGCCGAACGAAATCTTGTTCGCTGAGGCAATAGGCAGCACCGTAGACAAGGAAGAGGCGAATTCTTCCATCGTCATTTTGCCCTCGCCCGCAGCAGTTTTCATTCCATTCATTACGCGAACGGATTCTGTTGCCTTGAGGTGATAGCTCGCCATAACGCTGGTCATGGCGTTAGTGACCGAGTCAAGCGACGCGTTTTCCTCGCGCGCTCCCTGCGCCGCCGCTTTCAGAACCTTCAGGCCGTCCGCACCGCGATACCCGGCCTTTTCGACCTGGTACATGCCCTCGGTCAAGTTGTGCCAGTCGGTGCCGGTGCCCTTGGCGATGTCGAGAATGCCCGCACGGACCGTGGCCAGGCCCTTGACGGTCTCCCCGGCCGCCGTGTGCAGGACCATCGTCTGGGCCTCGAAGTCCCCGGCCATCTTCACCGAGGCAACGGCAACGCCAGCGCCGATGAGAGAGACGGATTTGCCCATACGGGCCATGCCCGCGAAGGCCGTGGCCCCCGCCGCTTTCATGCCTGCGGCGGTCCCGTTGACCTGGGCTCGGGCCTCGCGCATCGTGGCGCGGAGCTGGGTGATGTCACCCAGGAACCGCGCGACAACAGGAGGAAGAAGCCCTCCTCCGCCACCACCGCCACCGCTCACGGCACACCGCCTTTCGGGCACAGCGAGCAGCCCCTGCGCACGCGCCGGAGCGCCGAGCGAGGGGCTGTCGGGGATGGTCAGTGAGCGAGTGCTGCTGCCCAGGCGAGGTGATAGGTGCGGGAGATCGTGCCGGTGACAACCAGCTGCTCGAACGCGGGCTGTACGTACGGGCGCGGGGGTAGCTGGACGCCGCGGCCTGCGGTGCCGCCGAGCTCCTGGACGCGCCCGTACACGGCGGTTGGGCCGACCTCGGCGAGCCAGCGGCCGAAACCTGCGGGGACCGGTCCGACGACCTTGATGGAGCGGCGCAGGGTGCCGGTGATCAGGGAGGGCGGGTCACCGGGCGAGGAGGGTGTGGGTGTGCCCTTGGGGTGGCTCGAGGTCGACAGCATCTGTTTGATGGCGCCCTCGGCCAGGTGCGCGGCCTGCGCGGTCGCCACGCGTGTGGCGCGTTGCAGGTCCCGCTCGAGCGCTATGAGGGCGCCGTTGAGCTCGGAGAGCCCGGTGATCTGCACGCCTCCAGTCACCGGACCCGCCCCCTCTTCGGTGTGAGCGGGTCAGCGGCGGGCTTTGCGCTCGGCGTCGCGCTCGGCCTTCTCCCGTGCGTCCTCGCGGAGTTCGTCGAAGAGGTCCGCGAGGGCGGGGATGGTGTTGTCGAGCCATGCCGGCAGTTCATCGACGACGGACGGCGCCCACCCGTAGCGCTCGGCGTACCAGACGTAGTCGAGGGCCCGGTCCCAGTCCGTCGCCGGGAACCTGCCGGGAGGCTCACGTCCCTCCAGCCGGGCTTTTACTCGGCGGAGGGCTCGGTAGGGGACAGCGGGTCCGCCACCTGCTGCTCTGTCCGGGCCGGCTGCTCCGGGAAGAGCACCTTGTGCGCTTCCTTGATCGTCTCGTTCTCCTCGAGGAAGTTGCCGTCCTCCATCGACAGCAGCTCGAGGGACTCTGCGGTCACCGGCAGCGGCAGGGCGTACGACCACGCCGTGATCATCACGGCGAGGACGCCGTCTGCCATCTCGACCTGCGTGGCCATGGACAGGTCGACGTCCTCGCCGATCGGCACCATCTTCAGTGCCCGCTTCTTGTCGCCGCGGCGCAGCGTTGCAGGGTCGCGGAGTTCGACCCATTCTCCGGATGGCAGGGCGATACGGGACATGTCTTCTCCTGGTGAGGGTGTGAGGGTGGGAAGGGCTACTGCGGCCATAGGTGAGTGGCCGGAGGGATCAGTAGGTGCCGGGGGTGACGTTGCAGGTGACGGAGACCTTGCAGGGGCTGTACGAGCCGGACCCGCCCGCGTTCGTCGTGTTCAGCACCGCCTTGAAGGTGTTGCTGTACTCGACGGCCGTCTTCGACCCGTCGGACTCGGCCTCCGTGAAGGCGGCCTGGGCGAAGTCGAACTGCACAGCGCCGTAGTTGACGCCGGCCAGGCCGTTGGAGATCAGCAACTGCAGCTGTGGCTGCGTGTTGTTGAGCATGTACAGCAGCGGGCTCTCCGACGCGGCAACGAAGTTCAGCTTGCCGTCGACGGTGAGTCCCGCGCGCTGGATGATGTACGGGGTCTGGACCCCGTTGCCGGTGAAATACGGGTTGATGTCCCTCTTCAGGTTGATCTCGCCGTCCGTCACCGTCGGGATGAGCGTGCCGCCGCTCGCGGGGCCCCCGATGCCCACCGCCATACGCCAGGACGCCATCGGCGCGACCGTGCCGGGGTTGGCGACCGGAGCCGACCCGAGAGGCACTGACGGCCATGAGGTGGCCTTCGCGTCGAACGTGAACAGGTCCGACTCGCTGTTCCACTTGAAGCCCACCTCCGAGAACACCGCACCCGGGTACTGACGGGCACCACTGGTCGCGGTCGGGCCGAGCATGTGAGTCAGCGTGTGGGACAGCGGCTGCCCGCTGCCGGAGTTGAGGAGCGCCCAGGCATACGTGTACGGGCCGGTCACGGGCTGGACGGCCTGAGCCGAGGCGTGCGTGTACGCCAGGCCGCCGGACGGCGTCGACAGCGGGATCGTGTACGGCCCCGACCCGGTCGGCGTGCCGGTGGTGAAGACTTCGGCTGTGGCACCGGTGCCGATCTGCACGACCGTGGAGGCCGGGATGCTCGCCACGGTGGAGATGCTCGAGGCCCCGGCGGTGGCCTGTGCGGAGAGCGTCGTCCCGCCGCTGCCGGTGGACGTGCCCGTGGTGGACAGGTCCCCCATCAGGTTCCGCAGGAAAAACCCGAGCCCGTCGATGAACACCGGTCCGCCCATGTCCGCCTCGGCGGTGGCCACTCCGGGGATCTGAGCGAAGGAGTCGGTGGCCATGGCGCCGCGCCATGCCTTGTCCTCCAGGAACTTCGGGCCGTCCTTCGGCTTGAAGTTGTCCAGGAGCAGGGTGGCGGTCATGGCGACCGCAGTGCCCTGGCTGACCTCGGTTGCGACGCCGACGAATTGCTTCGCCGGCGCGTAAGTCGTGGGTGTGGGCACCGGCTTACTCCTTGCCGTTCAGGAGGCCGCCGGAGTTGTCCGCGACCTGGTTGGGGGTCTTCTCCGTCGGCGCCCAACGGCCGTCCGCCGGCGGCCCGTCCAGCCACTCGAAGACCGTGGCTGCCTGCTCGGGAATCTCCGGCCTCGTCTCTGTCGCCTCGACCACCGGGTGGAAGGCACGGCAGGTGAGCGGGACGTGCGGATACACGCAGCCGATACCGGCGACGTACTCGTACACACCCGGCGGCAGCTGCTCCGGACCCGTGTCCGGCTCCTCGGCAACCGGCTCTGGCACCTCGGTCTGGTCCGGGGTATCCGGTGCGGGCGCAGCGGCCGGCGATTCTTCGGCCGGCGGCGCTGGCGAAGCGGCTGCGGGCTGCTCATCGGCCGCCGGGGTGTTGTCGGAGCCGTCGTCTCGTGCAGGCTTGCTGGGGGTCTTGGCCATGTGGCCCTCCGGTCCGGGAGAAACGGAAGACCCCTGCACCCGCGATGGGTGAAGGGGTCTGAAGGGGAAAGAAGGGGTCAGGCCTCGACGAACTCGACGGCCGCGAACCGCACTTCGAAGTAGCCCTTGGTGAGGTTGGCGGCCGTGGCCGGCTCGGAGTACTCGACGTCGATGCCGTCGCCGCCAGACTCGGTGATGTGCTCACCGGCCTGGAACACGGCCTCGCCGAGCGTCCTATCGCGACGCATCCACTCCACCAGGGCGTCGCGCAGGGCGTAGGCGTCGTCCTGCGCGTCTTCGGCGTAGGAGGTGGTGCTGCGGAGGAAGACCCGAAGGATCACCTCGTACACGATCTGCTTGAGGCCGGAGTGCTCGCCGCCCAGAGCCCGGCGGTACTCGTGCTGCCTGGGGACGTGGACGAGGATCACGCTGCCCGTACGCGCGCCCGGGTCCATCCCGAGGAAGTAATCGGCGGCCTTGTCGTCCTTGGGTTTCCCCCGGCGGACCACACCGACCCCGGAGACGGGTGAGCTGCGGTAGGTACGCGTGTCGGGGTCGTACTCGCCGCCGAAGTAGCGGCAGATGCCGTCGAGGACTTCGGTGATCGCCACGGTCAGCTCACCACCGTCTCCGACATCAGGATGCGGCGGGCTTCCTTCACCAGGCCGAGGCCGGTGGGACGGGAGTCCTTGGACCGGGTCGACGAGGCGTTGTTGTCAGGGAACTCGTCCTCGCTCGCGGTGTCCGGGCGCATGAGGAGGCTCGCGCCGTAGGAGGTGATCGCCAGTCTCACGTCGGGCGTCATCCCGGCGAAGGAGAAGCCCGGGCTGTGGGCGTAGCGGGTGGGCGACGTGAGCGGCACGGTGACGGGATCGGGGGCCGTCGACGGCGTGGGAGGTACGAAGTCGTCGGCGACGATGACCGTCTCTTCCACGCCGGGTTCCCACAGCCGGTACGACTCGCCGGGCAGGACCCCCGTCGGGTCGGTCACGGTCAGGGACGAAGCGGCCTGGTCCGCCGCGTCGTTGACCTGGGTCGCGACGCGGCCGGCGACGAACGTCCAGCGGACGTAGTAGCCGGGGCCCGACGTCGAGCGGGGAAGCCCGACGGGCACCTTGACGAGCCGGTTCTGCTCCGTCCACACCCCGGACAGGTCCGCCACGTCCACCAGCGCGGTCGGACGCAGCCCGTACGCGACCGACGCAACCGCGAGGACCGGGAAGTGGTTGGCGACCAGCTGGAGGTTGCCCTCCTGGTCCACGCGTGCCCGCTGATTCCGTGTCACCAGGTGGGCGCCGAGCGGCTGATTGCATTCGCTGTCCGCCCAGGCGGAGGCCATGAGCAGGATGTTCGTCAGCTCTGCGGTCTGCGCGGCCGGGTCGGTGTTGTCCTGGCGGAGGTTGCCCAGGGCGAGGTACGTGGGGTGCGCCTCGAACTCGGCCGCGGTCACATAAGGGATGGCGGGCATCCGTCGCCTCCTTCCGGCGCAGGCGCCCTACTTGGCCGGCTTGGAGGCCGTCTTCTTCGCGGACGTCTTCTTCGCAGGCGCCGTGGCGTCGCCCTGGTCGCCGCCGTCGCCCGGGTCTCCGTCCCCCGCGTCGCCGGGGTCCTCGGCCTTCCCCTGGTCGCCGCCGACGCCAGACGGCGCGGGCGCCACCTGGGCCGCAGCCTTGCCGCTGGCGGCAGCGACGAGCATCTCCACGGCCTCCAGCAACGTCGCCGGGTCCTTGCGCCGCTCCAGTTCCTCGGCCATCAGCCGGCTCTGGCGCTCGATGTCGGTCTCCCAGGCCGGCCTGCCGTCGACGTGGAACCGGTGCAGCTTGTCGCTGACTTCGTTGGGGAAGTCGAAGCCGCCCTGGTCGTCGGCTTCGAAGTGGCCGTAGTCGGGGTCATCGAGCGCGCTCGCGCCCGTGAGGGTGTACAGACGCATGCCTGCTGCTCCTTGAGGTACTTGGGAAACACGAGAGGCCGAGAGCAAGGAGCTCCCGGCCTCTCGATCGTTTTCCGGCTCTAACTGCGATGATGTTTCTCGATGTACTCGGCAGCCGCCCGCAGCCGCTCCGGGTCGTCCTTGAAAAGACCAAGCCCCGAATTACAGAGGCCGCACAGCAGCTCTCGAACCCGCTGAGCCGTATGGCAGTGGTCAACCACGAGTTCAGCGGGGAGCGAGCAGACCGCGCATCGGCCCTCCTGAGCGAGCACCATCTCGTCCCACTGCTCAAGCGTCACGCCGTAGAAGTACTGAAGCCACCACTTGCGGTGACCCCGCGGGTTGTTCTTCCGCCACCGCGCATACCGCGCTCGCTGCTTCTCCCGGAACTCAGGGTCTGCCTGCCGCGCCCGTAGCTTCTCGAGGTTCGCCTCGTGGTTCCGGTACCAGCCCTCGCGCTTCTGCCCGAGGATGCGCTCGCGTTGGGGGCCTTCTCTGCGCGCTTTGCGGTTGGCCTTGTACTTGTCGGTCTGACGGTATTTCCGGTCTGCCTCGCGCTTGGCCTCGGGGTTGTCCAGTGCTCTCTGGCGGGCGGCCGAGATGGCGCAGGGCTTGCACCGGTACTGCCGCCCGTCAGGGGACTTCGACGCCTTGTGGAACTCGTCCAGCGGCTTTGCGATCTTGCATGCCTGACAGGTCTTCACCTGTCGAGGCTAGCCGTAATCGCGCACCCGTATTGGCTATTTAGCCCACATTCTGCAAAGATCCCATCGCCACTGGAGCGCGGTTCAGGAACGCTCCGACGCTGCGGATTTCGAACTCCTTGCGCGGGCCGCCGCCTGCGGTGTTGGCGACGCGGCCGGTGCCGTAGTCGAACTGCGCGGTGTCCCTCAGGCTGCGGTACTCCAGCACGGAGCTGATGTTGGCCTGCGGGAACGGGACGCGGTCGGTGCGGGCGAGGATGGTGCCCGGGGGCACGGAGACGTGGACCTCGATCGGCACGGTGACGCCGCCCGCGGGGGCGTTGACGATCTCGCCGACCCGGCCGCCCGCGGTGACGTTGATGCGGCCGGACGAGTCGGTGTTGAGGAACGTCGTGGCTCCGGCCGACCCGAGGACGAGGTTGGCGATCTTCTGGGCCTGGACCGCGTTGACCATGATCGCGGTCGGGGAGCACTTGACGGCCTGCCACAGCGCCAGGAACAGGTAGTTCTCGATCTCGGCGACGCTGCCGCCGTCGAGGGTGAGGGTGGCGCCGTCGAGGCTGGCGTTGACCGACGGGTTGGCGGTGCCCGTGCCCGGCTGCACCCACTGGCCGGAGCCGTTGTAGTCGCCGGTCAGGCTGGCCAGGAAGCCGTCGTAGTCGTTCGCGTTGGCGGAGCCGTTGTCGGCCGCGGTGTTGATGGTCGGGACCGTGTTCGCGGTGCCGAGCCACGACGTCGACATGTCCGGCGTCACCGAGGCGGCCGGCAGCGCGTTGTTGGCGCTGATCGTCGCCGTGATGGTGACGGTGTTGGTCGTGGTGGTCGTGTAGTAGTACCAGGTGCTCCCGTTGGCGCTGTAGAACCAGTCGTAGGCGACCGCGCCACGGACCGATGCCACGGTGGCCGTGATCTTGTTCGTCGTGCCGGAACCGAACGTGGTGCTCGCGCTGTTACCGCGGCTGTTGCCGGAGCCGTAGTAGTAGCCGCTGCCGGTCCGGGCTGCGACGCCCACGTAGGCGGTGACGGCGCCGATCGTGCCGCCCGAGGATGCCTGGGTGAGGGTCGGCGCGGCCGGGCGTGCGAGCGCGAACGACTGGCCACCGAGCAACTTGCGGTCGTCGCCGATCAAGACCTGGTTGAGGACCTGGAAGGTGGCGATGGCGTAGGGGTCGCCGTAGCCCTTGGCCAGGTCGTACGCGTCCTGCGTGACGAGGCCGGCGAGGCCGGTCGGCTTGTACCGGGCCTGGAAGTCCTGCTCGTTGAAGACGGTCTCGTTGGCCGCGTAGTCGAAGCCCATCGCCGGGTCCGGCTGCGAGTTGGTGGCGTTCATGAAGGCGCGCCACACCGCGTACGGGTTGCCGTCAGGGCTCATCTTGCGGGAGACGTGGTCACGGAACGGCGTGACCACGGGGATCAGGGACACGAGGTCGCTGAGGTCGTAGGAGTAGACGCCGGTGCCGGTGAGGATGCCGGTGGACTGCGCCTTGGTGATGGCGTCCAGCGTCTCCTCGGTCATTTCCTGCATTGCGTTCATGTGCGGTGTCCGTTTCTGCGCATGCGAAAGCCCCCGGGACGCGATGCGTCAGCGGGGGCTTGAAAGGGCTGGGGTGAGCGCTGTTTAGCGGGCGCCGCCGCTGTGGATCTCCTGGAGCCGGGCGATCGCCCGGCCCTGCATGTCGTCGGCGATCAGCTTCTGCGCCGTGGCGTCGGGGGCCGCGTACAGGCCCTTCTTCATCTCCACGGCAGCTGCGGTGTCGACAGCAGTACCAGCGCCTCGGTCCTGGCCGCGAAGCTGGCTCTTCGGCGGGACGGCTCCGTTGGTGAACACCTTCGGTACGGCGGGCTGCTCTTCCAACGCCTTGACCAGCTCCTTCAGCGACTCCACCTCCTTCGCCAGCTCAGCGAGGCCGGTCGCCTGCTTGGCGACGGCCTCCTCCTGAGTGGCGCTGTAGTCGGCGAGTACCGCTGTGGCTGCTTCCTTGGCGATGCTCTTGAGCTCGTCGTCCGGCGTGGGAACGCCGGTGGTGATCTCGGTGGACTTGTTGACGTCGTCGGGTACGGCGTCGGCGGGGGTCCCTGCCTCGGCCGGCGGGGCCGGGACGAGGTCGGGAGTCTCGGCGGGAGCGGCCGGGTCTTCGGGGGCCGGCTCGGGCTCGGTGTCAGGCTCGGCCTGGGCGATCATGACGATGTCGCCGGGGTCGACGATGCCGACGAGGTTGCCGCCCTGGTCGTACACGGCGACCTGCGGGATTTTGTCGGCCTTCGTCACCGGGGCGTCGACGCCCTTCGCCAGATCCTCGCCTACCGGCGTTCCGGCGTCCGCGACGGCGGTAGCCGGAGAGGTGGTGGTGGGCATGGGCTCCTCCTGCTTGGCGACCGGCTGGCCGCCCTCCTCGGTGGGTTCGGGGGCGGCCGGTGCGGCGGGCAGCGACGCCAGGACCTTCTGGAGCTGCTCGACGGCTCCGCGGATCGCGGCCTCGTTCGAGGTGGACAGGACGCGGCCCGCCTTGGTGACCTGGGCGAAGGCTTCGATGGTGGCCAGGGGTCCGTCGCAGTCGGTGAGGGACTTCCCGACGGCGGCCATCAGGTCGGTGCCGCAGTCCGCTTCCGCCTGCTCGGCGACGGCGAACGGCGCGAGGACGCTGATGGCGTAGTCGATGGCGCAGCAGGCGTCCTGGAGGTTGAAGGCGTTGTCGATGTCGTCCGGGTCGGCGGAGGCGGCCTCGAGCATCTCCCGCTCGGCGAGAACGTCGATGGCGTTCTTCGCGCGCGCCAGGATGCTGGTCCACTTCTGGGCGGTGGCCGCGTCGATCGCCTCCCATGCCGGTGTGCCCGGGGTGGCCGGGTCGCCGGGGGCTTCCTCGGCGGGGGCGGCGAGTACGACCGTGGGGTCCAGGCCGTCGGCGCTGTCGTCCGGGTCCATCGTGTTGTTCTCCTTGTCCTTGGCCTTCGCGACGGCGGCCTGGTGGATGAGCTTGGCGATCGCCGCGGGGCTGCCCGTCACGGTGACGTCGTCCCGGGCGTCGGGGGTCGTCTCGGGTTCCGACTTGGCGATCAGCTCGCGTACGAACTCGGGGTCGAGGAGGCCCCCTTGCTGCTTGGCGAGGAGGAAGGGGAGGCCGTTGGCGGCCTTGTCGACCAGGTCGACGCGCGGGATGGTGGCGTCGGTGAGCTCGGTGAACTCGGTGTCTGCGGGGGTCGTCATCAGCTGCTCCGGTGCGTGATGCGGCGGGCCTGTCCTTGCGGGCTCCATCCGGTGATGCGGCCGGCCTTGTAGAGCTGCCAGGCGCGCTCGTCGAGGACGGCGCCGATGAGCCAGTCCCCGGACTTGACGACGATGTCGTCGCCGAGGTGCCAGTCCGGGCCGCGGTAGACGTAGCTCTCCACGACGGTCGCCGCGCCTTCGGTGCCGTCCGCGTGGAAGAGGCCGACAGACGGCCCGTCACGGAGGAAGCCCCACGCCGCTTTTTCCAGCTCTTCGGGGCTGAAATAGTCGCGGCCGCCGTCGGCTCCGCGCTGGATGCGCGGGTCGGGGCCGGCCTGGTAGGCGACTCCGAGGACGTAGCGCTGCTCGGGGATCGGCACGGGCTCACCTCCTAAGACGTCGTCACGGGCAGCAGGGCGCAGCGGCATGAGGGGTGGGCCGGTGGGAGCTGGTCGCCGCTGGGGAAGGAGTCGTTCAGGTCGAGTTCGCCGGCGGACTCGTTGTCGACGCAGCGATCGCAGACCCGTGTGTCGGGCGAGACGAGCCACATCTTCTGCCGTACGCCGTTGGCCCGGTACGTGTTGAGGGTGGCGGTGGAGACGGCGCGGGCGATCTCGGTGACCGCGACGCGTTCGGCCCAGGCGGGGTCGGTCATCAGGTGGCTGATCGATACGGAGAGGGTGTCGGCGCTGTCGCCGCGGGCCAGTGCGTCGGACAGGACGTTGGCGAGCCGGTCCATGCGGGTGGCGGCCACGGAACGGATCGTCAGGCCGGCGTCGTCCAGGAGGTCCTGGAGGCCGTTGGTGGCGCCCCGGGCGGTGACCAGCCGGGCGGCGTCAGGGTCGCCGGGTGTCCATCCCGACCAGTCGACGGTGGAGTGGCCGGCCAGGACCGCGGTGGCCGTCCGTTCACCGATGACGTATCCGTCGACCCGCATGTCGTGGATGATCATCAGGGCGTCGATGAGCTGCGGGTCCTGTGCGGCGAGCCACGCCAGCGCGTTCGCCACCTGGTCAGGGTCGCGTCGTGCCGCCTTGGCCAACGTGCGTTGGGCGAGCCACTGTTCGGCGAGCGCGTGCGGGTCCAGGGCGTCCCGCATGGCGTTGATCAGCAGTGGTTTCCAGTAGGCGACGGCCTTGAGGTCCTGGTGCCAGCCGGGCCAGCGTGCCCCGTCAGGGGCGTCCCCTTTTGGGCCGGTGGCCGCCTTGGCGATCCGGCGCATCTTGTCGCTGACCGTCTCCAGGTCGGCGTCGTGCCCCATCGAGCCGTCGGCGTGCTCCCAGCCGTTCGCCTCGTCGTAGCGGACCGGCGTCCCGCAGGGGCACGTCGACTCGTAGACGCCCTCCGCGGTGACGGTCACATCGGCAACACCCTGGAGCGCCCCTTCGCAGGGCACCGGCCCGGACCCCCCGAGCTGGCTGCCGGAGGCGTCGCAGTGGAGGCATTCGCAGCCGTTGCCGTGCTCCCCACTCCCCTCGCAGCAGGGGCAGGCGGCGATCGCCTGCAGCACCGGCCCTAGGGCGTCGAGGAGTTCGGGCCGCACTGCCGGGTTGCCGACCAGCTGCGCGGGGTCCCACCAGGCGAGGGCCTCGATCATGTCGCCGTCGGGGTCATCAGGGTTGGTGACGGCGTCGCGGCTGGTGAGGTCAAGGAGGGTCTCGGACGGGATGTCGTAGACGAAGCCCTGATAGATGCCGTGGGTCCAGCTCCGGCCGTTGCCGAAGGCGAGGGCGGCAACGACGTCGGGGACGAAGGGGAGGACGCAGCCGGTCTCCTCCTGCCACTCCCGGCAGGCGGCAGTCATCGGCCGCTCATCGCCTTCCATGTGACCGCCTGGGAACTCCCACATCCCGGACGCGGGATCGGTCGGGTCCAGGGCCCGCTGGAGCATGAGGACGCGGCCGGTATCGGATGCGCGTACGGCGAGCCCGGCGACGGCGATCTCGCCGGCGTCCTTGCGGACCGCGAGACGGCCGGCGTCGTTGAGCCGGTGCGCCTGCACGGGGCCGACGGTGCGGAACTCGAAGTCACGCCATACCCGGTTGCGGCGGCGCGCCTGACGGAACCGGCGGAACGCGGCCAGCTCCCGTTTGAGGAGGTCCTCGGGCCGGTCGGCGACGTCCTCGCAGCCCTCCTGCCCCTCTTCCTCGTCGTGGTTCTTGTTACGGCCGACCAGGTCGTAGCCGGTCAGCCCCGTGCCGGCGGTGATGCCCGGCGCGGGCGCTCCGGCGTCCTTGGCCAACTGCGCGGGCCCCTGGGCGATTTGCCGCGCCTGAGTCTGGTAGGCGTCCTCCGCCGCGCGCGCGGCTGCCGCGTCGGCGGTTCCCGGTGCGGGCACGGTGGCGGGCGCCGCCACGAACGGCTGCGGGAGCGCGGGCTGGTCCTCGGCCGGGCCGAAGGTCTCCGGGTCGATACGTCCGGCGACACCCTGGATGGACAGCAGCGGGACCGGCCCGAGCCGGGAAGTCGAGTAGAACCGGGGCGTGGGCCGGTGCGGGTCCCCCGGCAAGCCGAGGAGTTTCTCGCGGCCCTCGTCGGGGCTGGCCATACCGGTATCGATGTAGACCTGCCACGCCTGGGCGAGTTCGAGGCGGTCCTCCTGCTCCTGCCCGGTGTCGAACGCGAACTGCAGGGGCAGCTCGAGGTCGTGGCGCAGAAAGTAGCTGAGGGCGCCCTGGATGTAGGAGATGAGGGGCAGGTCTCCGACGCGGTGCTGGACATCGGCCTGCGTCTCCCCGGAGGACCGGTTGACGGACTCTGTGAATCCAAGGTCGCTCGGCACGATGTGGTACGCCGCGCAGGTCTTCCGCATCAGGAACAGGGAGAAAGCGTCGGAAAACTCTTTCTCGTTCGACCACTCGATCTTCCCGCCGCCCGGCATCCACCGGATCTGGCTCTGGATCGACTGGTCGCCCAGCATGAGGGCGTCCCACTGCACCTGGAACTGATCGATCTGCTCCGGGGTCCAGCCCTCCGGGGCACTCGCGAAGGCACGCGGGATGTTGCCGTCGGTGAACCGCTGAAGGAAGTACTGCTGGAACCTCAAGTCCGTGTTCGCGTTGAGGAGGATGCTCTCCAAGGGCGCGGTGCCGTACGGGGAGCTGGTGCGCGGCCTAAACGGCTCATAGATGAGGTCGGAGCGGGTCAGCCAGTTCCACGGCAGACCGTTGACGTACTGGACATAGGCCTCGGCCGGGTCCTCCGGGCTGTTGCCCCAGTAGTCCAGGAGCGGCGCGATGGTGGTCCCGTCCACGGTCCGCAGCCCGATCGCGCGGCCGCCGCGGTTCCGCAGCCGGTACAGGCAGCCGGCGTCGAACGCCAACACGTCGTACAACCACTTGGCCAGCCACGTCGCGAACGGCGTCTGCCGGTCCGGCTTCTCGAGAACCTTCATCCCGAGGTCGATCGCCGCCTGCGCGTCCCCCCTGAATCCGGGCGCGGGGACGAGGGACCACTCCAGCGCACGGATCGAGTCGATCCGGTGCCAGATGCACATCTGCGCCACGTCGTAGGCGTCGACGAGGCCCTTGAGCGTCTCGAAGCTGACGCGCTCGTGGGACTTCGGGCGGGCGCTGATGTTGTAGCCGGTGACGAAATCATGGGTTCGCGGGGTGCGGGAGTAGCCGTCGTAGGGGCCGATCGGGGTGCCGGGTGAGAAGGGGCTCGCCGGGGTCATCTGAGCCGCTGCTTCGGCGGCCTGTGTCTCGGCCGGTACGCGGTTGGCGAAGACCTTGGCGAGGGTGGATCGGAGACCCATGTGGCGGAGCCTCCTATCTGAGGTTGGTGTGTGCGCGGAAGGCGGCGTTCCGGGCTCGTTGGCGAGCGGTGGCCGGGTCCTCAGCGGGGGCAGGAGCGGGCTGGGGCGTGGTCGGTTCGTCAGCGGACTCGGTGGCCGCGTCCTGTTCCGGCGCGGCGCTCTGCTCGGCATCGGTCTGGGTCTGGGCTTGGACGAGGGCTTCGGCCTTGCGGCGGACGTAGTCGATCCAGGCCTGTGCGCCGGTGCCGTCGAGGAGCATCTGGGAGAGGGCCTGGCTGGTGGCGTCGACCTGGTCGTCGTGGGCCCCGTTCGGGAATTCCGCGGCCTCGTTGATGAGCTTGTCCGGCTCGAACAGGGCGATCTCCCCCGTCGGCAGGAAGACGTTGCCGGCCTCAATGAGCGGGGCGACGGCGTTGGCCCGGGCGTACTTGCTCTCGGTCGGGGTGACCTCGACGATGCCGGGGATCTTCGATTTGAGGGTGTTGATGACGGCGGTGCCGTTGGCCTTGTCCTCGACGTACTTCGCCGTGGCCTGGGGCCAGCGCGCCACCATCGCCTTGAACGCGGTCAAGGTCTCGGTGAAGGTGAGGCGCTTGCGGATCTGGTCCAGGAGGTAGACGTTCGCGCCGCGCCGCGCCCAGACCTGGCCCACCACGAAGTCCGAGCTCTTCGTGTCCTTGAAGGCCATGTCCCACGACATGACGAGCCCATCGGACTCCTCGACGCGGTAGGCGCCCGGGACGGTCGGGTGCTGGGACCACAGCGGCACGCTGTAGCGGCGCCACCACTGACGTCGCCACACGTCACCGGCGTCGGGCGACGGCCGCCCCTGGTACAAGGCGTTGAAGACTCGCGTACCCGCTGTGATCCGGATCGCTTCCCACTGCGCAGTGGTGCGGCCCCGGGCCGACTTGAGCCACTCCCCAGGCGACCGGCCGAGTGCGTCGGTCTGTCCCTTTTCGGGGTCGTGGTCGGCGAGGGCAGGAATGTTGATGACCCGCCAGCGGTGCCCGTCCTCGGCGGCGATAAGACGGCCTGCGAGGTCGTCCTCGTGCCACCGGGTCAGGATCACGATCACGGGCGCGCCGCTTGAGAGGCGCGTCGACCCGACGCTCTGCCACCAGCCCCAGACACGGTCGCGGTAGTACGCGCTGTCCGCCTGCTCCTTGTCGGCGAACGGGTCGTCGATCACGAGTGCGTCGACTCGACGGCCCGTCAGGGAGCCCTTGAGGCCTACACAGATGACGCCGCCGCGGTGGCCGGCGAGCTGCCAGCGGGACGCGGCGCCGTTGTCCCGCGCGATCCGCAGGCCCAGGTCGAGGCTGCCTTCGTCGCCGTTGTAGGTGGTGACCCAGTTGCGGATGTCCCTGCCGAATTCCTCGGCCAGCGGTTTGTTGTAGGAGACGATCCCGATCTTCAAGTCGCGGTTGCGGTGCAGAGCCCACAGCGACCCGGTCTTGGTGACGCGCTGGCTCTTTCCCTCCTGCGGAGGCATCGAGACGATCAACCGGGAGTCGGGCGTGCTGTACGCCCACGCGACTGCCTCGTCGACCAGGTCGAGCGCCAGCGTCTGCAGCGTGTCCGGCTCGACGGCCTTGGCCAGCGCGCCAGGGGTTGGCCACCGGTCGGCGTCGGGCCGGGGTTCGAATGAGCGGGCTGCGTATTCGGCCCAGTTGAGTGTGGCGGCCATGGGCAGCCGCCTCCCTCAGCTCACGAGGCCAGAGCGCGAAGGTGCCGGGGCACGATCTGCGGGACCCGCTCCTGCTGCTCGGCAGTGAGCTCCAGGTCGTTGAGGATCGCCCGGATCACCTGAGCCACGAGGGCGCCGTGCTGCTCGGCCATGCGGACCTTGCGCTCCTCGATGCCCGCGCTGATGGCCGCTGTGCAGACCTTGAGCAGGTGCGCGCGTTCGGCCTGGTAGAGGCGCAGCCAGATGTTCGGGGCTGCTTCCCAGGTGGTTCCGCGGTCCTCGCCGCCGACCTTCTGGCGTGTGACGCCCCAGACCAGCGAGGACCGGCGGTCGCGGCGCCGGCCGTAAGCCGCGCCCTCCTCGTCGTCCTCATCGTCCTCGTCGTCGTGATCGTCTGTTTCGGCCTGGTTCTCGATCTGCTGGACGCGGTCGCGCAGATACGCCACGTGGCCCGCGGTCCACTGCACGTCCTCGAGCAGCGCCTCGGAGGCGGTCGTCTCGATCTTGCACCCGTACATCTGGACCAGCTCGAGGGCCCGTTCCTCGGCCACTCGCCGCTTCCCGGCCTTCAGGTTCTGGGGTGCCTTCCCTCCGTGGACGCGGCACACCTTCTGGCCCTTGAGGGCCCAGGCACCGCAGCGATCCCCCTTCGCACCGTCGGTGCCCTTCTTGTGGGCGGTGCAGCGGCGCTTCTCGGTAGGTGTGACGAGGTTCTTCGTGTGGTTGGCCATCACTGGCCACCCGTCACCCAGTGCGCCGGGAGCTCCCAGCCCTGCTCCTCCTCGGCCGGTGCGACGGGCCGGGGTTCCGGTGTGCAGTCGCAGCCCGGGAGGTCGGCCTCGTTGGGCGCGGTGCAGCAGGAGGCGTGGATGAGGGCGGCTGCCTCGAGGCTGATGGCGTGGGCGCCGCAGGCGTGGACGATGCGGGTGGTGTCGACGGCGTTGGGCAGCGGGGGGAAAACGGGGGCCGGCTTCTGGACGTCGGCGAGTTTCAGCGCCTGCACCCGGCGGTTCGTCTCGGCTCGGAGGATCTCGTCGAGTTCGTCGCACGTCGGCCTGCGCTGCCAGTGCACCTTGGCCGGGGCCCCGCACGCCGAGCAGCCACGGCCGGCTGGAATCCCGGGAACAGGCATCGGCGCGGTGGTTGCGGCAACCGGGGCGAGGGCGTTCTCGGCGGGGACGGGGAAGTGCGCGGGTTCGGGCGGGGTGAGGGGGTCCACGCCGGTCTCCGTTCTGTCAGGTGACGGTGAGCTGCCCGACCGGGATGACGGGCTGCTCCGGGCTGTCGGTGACGCGGATGTAGACCGCGTACCTGCCGGGGTCGAGGGTGGGACCACTGCTGGACGGGCCAACGAGGACCTGGGCGCGGTAGGCGGTGGTGCCGGGGATCGGCTGGCTGCCGTCCCACCCGCCCTCGTACCAGGTCGCCGGGCGTCCGCCGATGGGAGGGAAGGCGAACGCGACGACGTCGCCGGTGGGGTTGTAGGGCTGGCCCTGGACGGTGACGGTCACCTCGGCGCCGACGTACTCGCGTGACTCCCGCTGGATCGTCTGCACAGGGCGCTCCCTACTCGTCGATGTCCCAGCGGGAGCCCGTCAGCCAGGACCGCCAGCGTGGAGGGCCCTGTCCGGCCTGCCAGCGGCTGTAGGGGCCGGTGGCAGTGATGAACAGGCGGCGGAGGTTGCCGCGTACCGCCGTGACCGTGCCGGTAAGGCCGGTGAGAGCGTGGAGGACGACCTCGAAGTAGCGGCCCGAGACGATGCCGGCCACGGCCAGGACTGCCGCCTGGTGGAGGACGGTGATGCTGCGGCGGACGCCGGGCACCCCGGTGAGGGCCGCAGCCCGGTGGAGGCTGGTGCTCCGGCGGGTGGCAGGCCCTGCGGTGAGTACGGCCTGGAGCAGGAGCCCCAGCGCGGCCCGCGCGGTCGCCGCCGCGGTGGTCGTTGCCGTGGCCCTCTGCCCGATGACCCGGCGCGCGTCCGCGGCCGTCGCTCCTACGACGGTGCGGGCGAGGGCTGCACGGCGGCTGGTGGCCGCGCCGAGGGCCAGGGCTGCCTCGAGGACGATGACGATCGCACCCTGGATGGTGGAGGCAGCGCTCGTGGCTGCTGTGGCTGCCGCGGCCTGGCCGATGAGCCTGCGGGTGGCGGCGGACACGGTGACCGCCACCGTCAAGAGGGTGTCGAGGCGGCGGCCGGCAGCAGCGGTGCACGCGCTGGTGGCAGCCGCATACAAGTGCGGGATGCGGGTGAGCTGGGCGCTGACGGCAGCCGTCGCGGCTTGGGCGATCCCGGTGGTGCGTCGTGCCGCGGCGGTTACGGATACGGGAGCCGAGCGCAGCAGACCGGTGGACCGGCTTGTTGCGGGGGCGGCGGTCGCGGTCCCGCCGATGGCGAGGAGACCGGTGCGGGCCGCCGCTCCCTGGAGTGCCAGCGTGGCCTGGCCGGACAAGGCGGTCGCGCGGGCCGCGGTCCCCGCCAGTACGGCGGTGGCAGCGACCCGGAGACTTGTGGCCCGGGTGAGGGCGCCGGTGGTGGCCACGCTCGCGGCCAGGATGACGCCCCGGGCGATCTGGCTGATCGTTGCCGCCGCGGTGGTGGTGACCACGGCGGCGAGCTGCTGCACGAACGCCTGCCCGCTCTCCATGGTGCTCGTGAGCGCGAGTGTCGCCACCCTCGCCAGAGCGGTACGCCGCACGGTGCCGCCCGCGGTGGCCGCGTCGGCGGCGATCGGGAGGCCCGCTGTGCGCCGGGTTGTGGTGGTGGTCGTCAGGAGCGCGGCCAGCATCGTGCCCAGGGTGCGGGCGACGCCTGCTGTCGGGGTCACGGTGGCGGCCTGGGTGGTCGCCAGGTTCCTGCGGCACGCGACTGCGAGCGTCACGACCGCGGCCCGGGCCAGGGCCGTCGCGCGGGCGACGCTCGTGGAGACGGTGACGGTCACACCGCGGAGCAGGCGGCCCGTGCGCACCAGGCTGGGGGCCGCGACGGTGGTGGCGGCCCGGGCGAGGACGGCCGTCGAGGCCCGGCCTGCAGCCGCAACCATGGTCACGGCGCGGGGCAGCCCGACAGCACGGGCCACACCGGCGGGGGTTGTGAGAACGGCCTGGAGGGCCAGGGCGACCAGGTGGCCCAGGGTGACGCCACCGGTGAGCGTCACCACGCCGGGGGCAGCAAGAGCGCCCCGGCGTTGTACGGCCGGTGCGGTGGTGAGGAGGGCCGGGAGGGCGCCGAGTCCGGTGGCGCGGCTCAGGCCGCTGAGGGTGGCGGTGGTGGCCGCGCGGGCCAGGGCCGCGGCGCGGCCGCAGCGCCCGGTGGTGGATGTGATGGCGGCCAGGACGACGGCCAGCAGACGCCCGGCCGCGGCTGCGGGGGTGACGGTGGTGGTGCGGGCCAGCAGTGTGGTGCGGCCAGTGGATGCGGCGCAGGAGATGGCCACAGACCGCGTGAGATACGCGGAGCGGGCCGCCCCGGGTGTGGAGGAGATGGCCGCTGCACGTGCGAGGGAACTGGCGCGGGCTGTCCCCGCGGTCAGGATGGCGGTCGCGGACCTCGTGAGGAAGCCGGTGCGGCCGGCGGCGGCCGTGGAGGTGGTGGTCGCGGCCCATAGCAGGCCCGTCGTGCGGCGGCTGCTGCCGGTGAGCGAAACGATCGCAGCGAGTACGGCGAGGACGATCAGCCGCGCGGACGCCGCGGTGCAGGTGAGCGTTGCCGTCCGGCCGAGCCCCGCGAGGCGCCCGGTCCCGGCGTTCAGGGCTGCCGTTGCGCCGGCGCTGATGTTGTAGACGGCAGGGCCCGTGGCCCGGACGGGCGGGATGGTGATCGGGGCGTGCGGCCTGCCGCGCCCGAAGCGTGACATCGGCTACTCCGTGAATCCCATGTAGGCGACGCAGCCGGGGGTGACGCTGGCGGCGGTGGTGTAGCGCAGGCCGAGACGGGCGCCGGAGGTGATGGCGCCGACTTCCCGGTCCAGGACCTCCTGCAGGGCCAGCAGGCCGCCGAACGGGGAGACCATCCAGGAGCGGAGGATCGTCACCGACGTCGGCTCGGTGCTGAGTGCGGTCAGCGCTGTCGCCGTCGCCGCGGGAGTGCTGTCGTCGGTGAGCTTGGCGGGCGTGGCGCTGGATCCGGCCGGCGATCCGAGGGTGGCGACGCGGTACAGGTCGATCTGGACACCCGTCAGTGCGGAGGACCCGTCGAAGCTGACCCCGAGTTCCGTCAGCCTGAGTCCGGGTGTGCCCGGGGCGAGGAGGATGAGGGACTTCGTCGCCGACGCCGTCAGCGTGATCTTCGCCGTGGTGACGGTGTAGGCGTAGTTACCCGGCACGGGTGTCTCCTATCTCAGGGCAGCGCGCGCCACGGCCTGGCGCAGGAACGTCAGGTGCGGCGGTGCCGCGGGCACGTATTCGACGAGGAGCCACAGGGTGCTGACGCGGCGGGTCGTGGACTGGGAGATATCGCCGCGGTAACCGATCTGCGCGGTGTCCAGGAGCCCCGGTGTCCAGGAGCCTCCGGCCTGCGGGTCGGTGTAGGAGGTCAGCTGGTAGGGCCGGATGGCGTTGTTGACGTGCGTGCACCAGCCGTTGAGCGCGACGGTCACCGACGCCGACTCCACCACGGTGCCCGACGCCTGGGACTTGAGGCGGTAGACGATGCTCGCGGCTGTCGTCGCGGTGCTGCCGACGCGACCGCCGACTGCGACCAGGGCGATCGCGTCCGCGGCGCCGATACCGGCCGAGGCAGAGGACGCCAAGTTGAGATCGTCGGTGGTCGTCGTGCCGGTGGCCGTGGTGGCGTTGTACGAGGTCGCGTCATCGGGGGTGACCTCGTTGACACGGGTGAAGTTGTTCGCGACGCCTGCGGTACCGCCGACGACGGTTGCCCAGGCGTTGGCGTCGCCGGCGGAGTCCGGTTTCATGTGGACGACGTTGCCCGCCCCGGGGAGGCTGTTCTGGGCGGTGCCGGTGCTGTCGTTGACGGCGATGTCGTCGATGTACAGGTCACAGGTGGTGGACCCGGCAACGACGTCGGTGAACGCGCCCACGCGGATGGCAGAGGTCTGGAACCCGGTGAAGCCCGCTCCGGCCACGGCACCGGAGAAGTCGGTGCCGTCGAGGTAGACGTGCTGGATGTCGGTGGACGGGTCGTAGTCCAGCTCCACCCGGTACCACTGCCCGGTGCTCAGCGTCGCCGAGGAGCCGCCGACGTAGGTATGGGTGGTACCGGACCCGGTGGAACTGCGCAGGGTGCCGTTGGTCTGCAGGAACAGGCGCGGCGTGCGGCCCGGGGAGCCCAGGCCGTCGCAGTTCGCCATGATGATCGTGTCGACGTTCGGCATCGTCGCCACGTACAGGTACATGCGGACGAAGATGTGGGTGGAGGCCGAGGTCGACGCGTACTCGTGGCCGACGTACTGGACGGTGGCCGACGGGTTGAAGCGCATCGACGCCCCGCCGGCACGCTTGATGCTGGTGGAGATCGTCGGCGCGCTCGTCGATACCTCGGAGACCTCGACTCCGCCGGTGGCTGATTGCAGTTCGAAGCCGCATGTCCACAATCGCGCCACGAGGACCCTCCGGTCAGGTCAGGAGGTCAGGAGAACTTCGTGGTGAGCGTGTAAGAGACCTGGTCGCCGGTGGACAGGTTCTGCGCGCCGTGGTCGGCCTTGAAGAACACGGTGCCGTTGGTGACGTTGGAGACGCCGGGGATGTTGCCGCCGGTCACGACGTCGTTCAGCGCGATCGTGGAGATCGCCGTGGACCCGTTCTGCGCCCGGGTCACGGTCAGGGTGTTCGTCGAGATCGCGGTGATCTTCAGGACCTCGGTGCGGATCTGGATGTACTGGTTGACCGAGAAACTCGCGCCGCTGGCGACGATCAGGTTCGTCGACGAGTTCGACCCGATCACGCCCGACGACGTCTGGACCGCGTCCACAGCGGTCGGCTTCGACGAGGTGTCCGAGAGCGCGACCTCGGCGATCGACTGTGTCGACCCGGACGTGAACGTGCCCGTGACCTGGTAGGTGTCGGACGGCGTGGTCGTGGTGACGATCGACGACGTCCCCGCCACCCGGGACTCGCTCGCCTCCTTGAACGGGGCGACGTCGGTGGCCGCCGCGGTGAGGCCGGCCGGGTTGTTGCCCCAGGCCAGGTTCAGCGGCTCCGCCTGCGTGGGCGACGAGCCACGCATACGGCCCGCGATGACCTCGCGGCCCTTGGATGTGATGACGGCTCCCATCAGGCAGCCCTCCTTCGTCTGCGGTTGGAACGGGCGATACGACGATTCGCGAGCAGCCGGCCCACCGCCTGCCACCAGGCCGCGCGCAACGGGCTCGTGTAGTGGGCGGCGACGACACCGTGGTCCTCGACCGTGCCGTCCGCGCGTGTGATGACCATGCGGAGCTCGCTGGAGTGGGGCACATCAGCCCGAGCGCGGCTCACGGCTCCGCCTGCCCCGTCTGGTCACCGCGCTCGGCGGCCCACTCGGCTCGGACCTCGGCCAGGCACACCGCGTAGGGCTTGCCGGTGGCGGCCTTCCGCTCCCGGGCGAGTGACTTCTCCCCCATGCTGCCTTTCTTGGGCATCTGGGGCTCCTGGGGATTCGCTGCTCGGGCGCGGGCCCGGGCGGCGGCTTTCGCCTGCCCGCACACCGGCGTCCGTGGGGGGCCGTCGAGGACCTGCTTGATCACCTGGCGTTGGCGGGTACGGCGCTGCTGCCGGTTCAACTTCGGCTTCGGCTCGGCCATCAGTACCTCCGGCGCCCGTCCAGCCGGGCCTGCTCGGCGGCGCCGCGAGCAATGCCGCGCGCGAACGCCCCGTCGTCTGGTCGGGCGCGGGTGACGTTCACGATGACGCTCGCCTGGGTGGCGACCGCGGCCTCCCCGGGCGCCGGCTGGCAGTCGCCGGCCGGAGGGGGCGGATGCTCGGCTGCGCAGTGGGCTTTCAGCGGTTCGGTGTCAATGGTCAGGCCGACCACCAGGCGGCCGCCCACCTTCCTATGGGGCCCGGCGGACAGCGGCAGGTCGAACGGCGCGGCGCAGATCGGGCACGGGACGGCGACGGTGCTGGGGAGGGCTGCCATGTCAGACTCCTGCCGGGCGTGCGGGCCACGCCCAAGTGCCGTCGCTGGTACCGCTGGCGACCTGCTGGACCCAGAACGTGTCGGGACCGTCCAGGGCGACCTGCAGGTTGCACGGGGCGTCGGAACCGTCGCCCGAGACGCGGACGATGACGGCCGGGCACACGTCACCGGCGCGGACCGCAGCTCCTCGCACATGCGCGGCCACGCGCTGGCGGTGGATGGCGCGGACATTCGCGTGGTCCAGGCGGTAGTGGACACGGGCGCCAAGCTGTGGGACGGGCGGCGGCCAGGGGAACGGCCATGCCTCGGGCTCCGGCTCGGGGGCGGCGTCGGTCGTGTCCTTCGGGGATGAGGACATGGGCGGGTCTCCTGCGGGTGTGCGGCCGTCGGCGGCAGGGGCGCGGGTGAACGCGATCAGCTCGGTGACCTGGAGCAGCCCGGTGCGGGAGGGGTGGGGGTCGTGGGACATGCGGCCGCCGGCCCAGCAGACGGCGTGCCGCACACCGCGCTCGGACGGCCCCCAGGCCATCCCATAGGCGCAATGCTGGTCGACGGGCTGCGTCTGCAACTGGTAGCCGCGGGCGCTGCAGAAGGCGACCATCCGCTCAAGCCAGTCGGGCCCTTCCGCTACGAAGTGCGGCACCGACTGGAGAGGCAACTCGAGGAGGCTCGCAACCGCGGCTTGGAGGCAGTTGCCCGGGCGTCCCTCGGGGTCGTCGTGAAGGATCGACTGCGTCACCGGCCGCACAACCGCACCCCCTGTCGCTTCAAGTCGTCGGCGGTCAGGGCTGCTTGGGTGCGCAGTGGTGACTGACGCACCAGGCTTCGCCCTCGGCGACGAAGTGGACGTGCTTGCCTTCGGCGACGAGGTGCTGCGCGGCTTCCCAGGCCGGGCCACGGTCGGGGGTATCGGGCATGAGGGTTTCCGATCTTGGGGCGGAGGTCATGCCCCGCGCGCGCTCAGGGGGCGCTGCACCGAACGCGCGCGGGGGGTGTTCGGCCGGCCCCGGCGGAGCACGTGGCGCCGGGGCCGGTGCGGTCCTCGCGGATACCGCGTGTCGCGCCCGGCCGTCAGGCATTCCGGGGCTGCCCCGGCGCTCTGCAACGGCTGGCGTACGACGCATCCGTCCCCACGGCGCCAGGCAGGGAGCCGCTGGCGTGGTGAGGAGTTGAACCGCTGCCCGGGGTGAGCCTCTGTCCCGAAAGGATCACGGCGCCCCGCCCGGGCGCATGGTCCGGGCAGCGGAGTTGGTGGTGGACCAGCACCAGGTGGTGGTCCCTCAGACGGTTGCGAGATCCGCGACGCTCCCCTGGACCGCCTTCACCGTCACCTCGTACACCGTCTCGAGCTCCTTGCCGTCCGGGTCGACGTCGGACATGACCCATGTGCTCGCCACTGCGGAGTCCGCACGGTCGGCTGCCACCAGAAGGGCCCGGAGATCGGCGATGGGCGTGGCGTCGTCGGCCCTTTCCACGGACACAAGGTGGTCGTCGCGGACGGTGAAGACAGCCTGATTGTCCGAGTTCTTGAAGGTGGTGAAGCCGGCCACGGTCCTGTAGTACGCGGCTTCGATGCGGTGGGCGTTGAGTGTGGGCAGTGCGCCGGTGTTCACGATGAAGACGTGCATGGCCGCCTTGGACATGGTGATGCTCCAGATGCTGGTGATGGTGGTGGTTGTGCTGCAGACGCGGCAACGGCCCCGCCCCGGCAGTGGAGTTGGTGGACCGCCGTCGAATCGGCGACCCTCAGCGCCGCCCGGCGGCGGTCTCTTCCCTCCGGCCGCGGCTGGCGTGCCACAGCGGAGAGCCTTGGTGGTGCGGGACGGTTATGGGGCGGCTGGTCAGGCATAAGTGGCGACGGGCGCGGTGTAGGTGCGGCGGGCGCGGCGGCGGGTGGCGGCTTCGGCGCGGATCACGTCGACGGCTCGGAAGAGTGGCTGGCCGGCAAGGTTGCTGATGGGCTTGCCGGCATCGTTGCGGGCCTGCTTGAGGTGTCCCCGGTACTTCCAGTTCCGTACGACGTTGGGGTCGACGCCCGCTGCCTCGGCGGCTTCGGCAGCAGTCCAGAGTGTCTGCTGGAGGTCACCGGTGAGGTCCATGGCCACCTCCGAGGTGTACGGGTCCGGGAACGAAAAAAGGCCCCGCGTTGTCGCGAGGCATTCCTGCGTGTGGACACAGTGATCCGCGCTCAGCATCATGCGTGATGTGCAGCGCGTCAAGCAGCGGTTTCTTCCGGCGCGCCGTCCGGGTGAACCGGCGCACGCCGCGCCGCGGTCTCCTGGTCGGCGAGGTCTTTGACGTAGCGCCGGTACTCGGCGTGGGTGAACAGGGCGCGGCAGTCGGCGTCCTGGCATTCGATGTAGGGCTCGTCGTCGACGAGGCGGAGGTCGCGGGATTCGGTGAGCCAGGGGCCGCCGCAGCGCTTGCAGGGGGCGAATCGTTTCGTCTCGGGGGCTTTGTCACGGCCGGTGAAGCGCGTTGCGGCGCGGTGCCATGCGGCGATCTGCGCGGCCGGGTTGGTCGACGGGACGAGCAACGGGCCGAGACGCGCGGCCTCATGGGACTCGGCGGCCAGAGGGTGTTGCTGCAGGAGCCAGTCGACGTGCGCGGTGAGTAGCCGGGTCGTGCGGCCGATCCACTCCCCTTCCCGCACGCCGGGCTCGTGGACCGGGTGCTCGCCGAGGCCTCGGAGACGTCGTACGTCGGCGGCGACTTCGGCGAGTCCGCCGGCGATGTGGTCGGTCATCAGCCGAGCGGCCTGACCGGGCCACGGTGTGGTGTCGGTGGGCGCACTGGTCGTCGAAGCGGTGGGGGCGCCGCGTGTGCCGTGGAGGGGTTCGAGGCTGATGGCGACGAGGAGTTCGGGGAGCTCGGCCAGGTGCCGGCGCGCGCGGTCGACGCAGGCGTCGCAGTGCAGCGGGTCGCCCCAGGTGACGGGGATGTCGTGCGGGACGTTGTCGGTGCGGCGCTGGTGTTCTGCGCGGCGCCAGGCGGTGTTGCAGACGCCGAGGCAGGGAGCGGGAGTTGGCATGCGGGGCCTCCCCGGAAGCGGGCGGGACAGCAAGGGGGCGGGTGCGCGAACGGCCCCGCCGAGGCGGGGCCGTTCGTCGTGCAGCGACCTGAACCTGGATGGCACCTGTTCAGGCCTCGATCTTGCCCCACACGCCACACAAGACGCAAGAAAAGGGGTCAAACATGCCCGTTCGGCGAGCGAATCACTCCTGCGGCTCGGGCGTCTCCTCGGTCCAGTCCCACGCCTCGGCAAGGAACTTCAGGCTGCGGCACGGGGCTTCGATCGGATCGCCTGAGCTGTCGCGACAGGTAAGGCAGACCTTCGGGCTGTCGCGGCATTCGCCCTCGCAGAAGGCGGGGCACTTCTCGCCGTAGGAGTGGCTGAACCTGCCGTGATCGGGAACCGGGATGTGCTCGTCGTGCTGCTTCCGGTCAGCGGCGATCCGGAGCAGGACGGCGGCTGGGGAGTTGCGGGCGATGTGCCGGGCGTCTGCGAGCCGTACACCACCTCCGTTGTCGTGGCTGCCGGCAACGACGTCGCAGTCCAGGGGGCGGGTGCCGATGACCGCGGCGAAGTCGTAGCCGTAGGGGTAGTCAGTGACGTGCCACGGCCCGGGAGTCGCCCCTTCCGCATCGGCCTGCGCCGCGGCCAGCGTCTCCCGCAGCCACGACACCATTCGGTCCGTGCCCGTCACGACGCCCGCCCTGCGCGCCACACGACGTATCGAATCTCAGCGCGGCGCATCCATCCCCGCCGGTTGAACAGCAGCCAGTCCACGATCCGCTCCCACCGTCCAGCTGAGTCGCAGGCCGCACACCGGTACACGCCGTCCCGGCCCCGCCGGAGACGCGGCGGATGCGTCTTGTGGGCCTCCAGAGCGGCGAAGTACGCCGCTTCCAGCACGGCCAGCTCGCCCGTCACCGCTACTCCTCCCCGCTTCGGCCCCAGCCCTTGGCGAGCAGGAGTACGCGCCGTGCCACGCGTGTGTCCCGGCCGCAATCGCAGGGCTTGCCGAGCCTGGAGTCGTCACACGTCTCACCGCCATCCCGCTCCTCTGTGGCAGCGGCGCAGGTGTACCAGCAGTCTCCCTCGACGACTTGGTGCTTCTCGCCGAGCAAGTCGTCGAGGAGTTTCCGGTCGGCGGCGATCCGACGCAGCACGGCGGCCGGATCGTTGTCGGCCATGAACGTGCCGGGCGCCGGGTCGAGGTAATCGACCTCGGCCACCATGAACCCAGGCGTGCCCGTGGCGTTGAGGCTGCCGTGCGCGTGATGTTCCCACTCGGCGCTGCCCGTCTCCGTCGCAGCCGCTTGTGCTCGCTGCGTGGCCGCGTTCATGGCCTCCCGCAGCCACACCACCAGGTGGTCGGTGTCGGTCACGGCGTCCACCTCGGGCTCGGCTTGAGCGCGTCCCGGATCATGCCGGGGGTCACGATCATCCGGCGCCCGAGTTCCTGCATGCGAGTCTCCATGGCGCTCAGCAGCATGTACTTCTCGTGCAACTCGCTGAGCGCGTCCCGCTGATCGCAGTGCCACAGCCAGTGCATCGCCCGGTCGGCCGCCACGGCGACCGTTTCGGGGGGTGCGTCGGCTTCGATGTCGAGGCGGGTGCGCCAGTCGAGGCGGGTGCGCTCGGGGGCTCCGTAGTCGTCGCCGATACCGAATGCCAGTCGTCCGTCGACCAGGTGCCAGGACAGCCAGAACTCGGAGAACTGCATGGCGTGGCCGGTGCTGGGGTCGGGGAAGGTCATCTTGATCTCAACGTCGGTGACGTACTCCGGATCCCAACCCAGGGCTCCGAGCCGATCGCTAAGCGCCTGGGTCGTCTCGCCTGGAAGGGGCACGTAGGGGTTGTCCGGCATCAGTAGCAGCCTCGGTTCATGTCGCCGATGCAGGTGGTGTTGGCGCGGACGAGGCGGATGATGTTCTGCGCCCGCTCGGCCGTGTCCGTGGTCTGGCCGGTGGGGTCGACGATCGCCGCGATCAACGGGACCAGTTGCTCGTCAGGGAGCACGCCGTAGCCCGGCAGGGTGCTGTACCGATACGGCTCTGAAGCGGTCATGCTGTCTCACCTTCCGGCGTGCGCGGAGTCGGCGAGGCAGCTGGAGCAGACGCCGTCGGTCATGGGCACGTCGTGGGTTTCGCAGGTCTGGTCGCTGTCGAGTTCGTCGGCGTGCGCGAGGAGGTCGGCGGCCACCGCTCGTGTCTCGTCCGCGGTGAGGTGCGCGACGCCTGCGGCCGGGTCCAGGTCGATGGCCACGTAGTTGTCGCCGAAGCGCTCGATGCTGACGGCCAGCGTCCCGTCGGGCGCGCATCCGCGGCCGAAGGTGTGGAAGGCCACGGCTACCGCTCCTGCGTGATGGTGTACGCCGGCTGCGGCTGATGGCAGGAGTGTGAGCAGCGGCCGACGTAGACGTCGGCGTAGTCCAGGGCCTCGCCGCCGTCGCGGTAGAGGAGTCCGTCGCGGCACTCTGGGTCGCCGGCCCTGGTGCACTCCGCGCAGGGGCGTGGCGTGGCGTCGTGGGTGTACGGCGGCCCTTCCGGAGTGGGAGGGGCGAGGATCGCGTGGATCAACTGCCCTGCGCCTTCAGGGAACATTGGCGACACATCGGTCATGCGGCCAGTATGGCGGCCACGTTGAAATCCGAGCTCGGAATTCCTTGAGCGTGGGGCTTTGCAGGGAGCAGATGCCAGCTGGGGGCAGCGGCGCAGCTCGCGATCGGACATGCTGACACCGGGTCTGAGCCTTGGCCGGTCCGGACCGCGCAGGAGGGGCCGCGGGGTGGTTCCCGCAGCCTGCGGTTCAGCTCCCGTTCGCGATCTTCGCGGCGTCTTTGTCGGCTTTCGCCAAGGCGTTCAGTGCGTCGGAGGCGTCCTTCCGTGTCTTCGCGTTCGGTGCGTCCGGGCTGGTGCCGTCGTTGGCGAACTGGGTGATTGTCGCGTTCGCGACCCCGTTGTCCGAGCGCCACTGCTCGAGGAGATCTGTCGGCTCGTTGTCGGCGGTGAAGAGAGCGTCGGCTTTCGAGAATGCGGTCTGCTTCATGTCGAGGCCGACCACGGCCTTCTGGTACCAGGCCGTGAAGTCCGTTGTGCCGACGGTCGTCTGGCCCTTGGAGAGGAAGGTGCGGAAGTCGGTGTCCTCTTGTGTGAGGATCGCTGCCGCTTTCTTCCGTGCCTGCGCTGTGGGCGGCTTCTTCGCGGCGGTGCCAGTGCTGCCGGCCTTCGCTGGTGCAGCGGTTTTCGTGGGCTTCGCGGAGTGGCTGGCGGTGGCGCTGGAGGTCTTGGCGGAGTGGGTCTTGGTGCTGCCGCTGTTGCATGCGGCCAGGGGGCCGAGCAGGAGGACGGTGGCCGTGATGGTGAGGGTTCGTCGCATGCGGGCGATAGTGAACGTCCGTACAGTTCTTCGGGCAGGGAGTGGCGGAGTTGTGACGGTGTGTTCGGGGGTTCGCACACGCTGAAGCGCCGTCAGGCGGTCGGCGGGGCTTCGACTTCCGTGGACGGACAGAGGCCCTCCGCTACACGCGCGGAGGGCCTCGTCGGTTCCGGGTGTACCCGGAGTGTTAGTTACGCGTCCAGCCTGTCTGTCCTACCCAGACGGTCTGGTTGTTGCGCGTGGGCACCACGTCGTACCGGGCTACGTACTGGTAGTAGCCGGCCCGGCCGCTCTTGCAGAAGATGTTCGCGATGATTGTGTTCTTCTGCCCGAGTCCGACCCTGCCGTAGACCAGATCGTCGCCCCAGTCCCAGTTGGTGCTCCAGTAGTCCGTGTACGCCTGGATGCCGGTCACCGTGCCGTTGGTGCAGTTTCCCAGCCATTTGGGAAAGGCGATGTAGACCCAGCCGGTGCTGGCCGCCTGCGCCGTTCCTTCCGTGGCAGCGACCCCGCTCATGGCCAGGCCGAGCGCGGACAGGGTCACGGCGAGCTTCTTGAACTTCGCCTTAAGCATGTGCCCCCTCAACTTGCAGATGTGCGGTCTCCCTGCGTCGGCCGAAGAGCTAGGCACGACGCTGGAGTGCCGATCATGTCCGGTGGATGCTCGGTGTGAACGCGCGAGGGAAGCGCGATGCCTATACGTAACATCAGGTTCTATTACCCGTCCCATCAGCGGTGCGCTGTCGCGAATCTGTTCGCATGAGGCCCGCTGTCGGCCGCTTTACCAGGCAGCCACGCAGCGAGACGCAGACCTCCCGGGAACACCCGACTGGAAGTCACACGGCGGCGTGGGGGGCGATCAGGGGCAGCCGGTCCCGGGCCGACTGGGCGTAGACGGCGGACTGTTCGATGCCGATGAAGCCACGGTCCTCGAGGAGCGCGGCGGCATCGGTCGTGCCTGACCCGGCGAATATGTCGAGGACCGTGCCGCCCTGGGGGACGATGCGCACGAGTTGCTGCATGACCTCGACGGGTTTCTGCGTGATGTGGACGCGAGTGTTGCCGCGGGGCTGGCTGCCGGGGAAGTGGCCGGGCAGGTAGACGGGTTGGTTGCCGGGGACCATGGCGCCGTTGCTGCCCCAGAGGATGAACTCGCACTCCTGGCGGAGGCGGCCGGGCTGGGGGCGGGCGATGGGCTTGTGCCAGACGGCGACGCCGCGCCAGGTGTAGCCGGCGGCCTGGAGGGCGTCGGCGGTGGAGCCGATCTGCCGCCAGTCGGAGAAGACGAGGGCCGCTACTACGCCTACATCGCTGCGTGGCACGGCTGGCGGATCGTCCGATCTGACGACCGGCTGAACGATGAGGAGCTGGCCGCCAAGTACGACGTCGTCGAGGAGTACGTCCGGCGCCGCGCCGAGTTGCCCACCGCATGACGACGGCCCCGTCCTGGCCTGGGACGGGGCCGCGCTACGATCTGTCTACCGCGCCATAGACGCTGGCGTGGGTGCTCCGCAGGGCGCGCTGACCGTAGTTGACCGTCAGGGTTCGTCGACGGCGACCGGGTTGTCGCCGAGCCAGCCGATGCGGGCGTCCACGTTCACCTCGGCCTCGCGCTGGCGCGGCGTGTGGGCCTGCTCTGCGGCCCGTCCGGTCTTCGTACGGCAGGGCTCGCCGCTGCCGGCCTCGCATCGTTCGCACTCGATCCGCAGGACCTCCTGCGCGATCGCCGCGTCCCGTTCCCGGGCCCGACGTTGTTGGGCGGTCTTCGATTCCCACGACTTCAACAGCGAGCCAGGGACACCGTCCATGCCTTCCGGGTACGTCAGCGTGGTGCTGGCCCAGGCACCGGTGCCGGCGAGGTGCAGCAGCTGGTTGGCGGTGGGAATGACGGCCGGACCGCCGAAGTCCTCCCGGTCCGTGTCCAACGCGGACGCGCCCCACTTGTCGCCGCTCGTGAACCCGGCGGCGAGGGGGATGTCGCCATCGATGATGCGCGCCACCTTGTGCAAGCGCTCGGCGCGCTCCCGGAGCGCGCGTGCTTCGCGGCGCAGGGCCTCGATGTCGTCGGCGAGTTCGACCGGGGTGTCGGGGGTCTCGGCGGCGCGGGCGAGCTGGTCGATCCATACGGCGGCTGCGGAGCAGTGGACGGCGAGTTCATCGATCGTGATCCGGGGGCCGGCCATCAGGTGGCTGGTGGAGTCCTCAGCAGCGCCCTGCTGGCCGGGCAACGGGTGTTCGGGGGCGTCGACGACGGCGGAGAGCTGCTCGCCGCCGTCGCGGGTAAGACGCCGGCGCGGACTGCCGTGGTAGCCGAGCGCGGTGGCAGTCTTCTCCCAGACGAGCTGGGCGGCGTCGCGGTCGGCGGACAGAACGATGATCTCGGCTTGACCATCGTCCGGCAGAGGGCGGCTGGTGTCGGTGTGGTTCAACGTTGGTACTCCTGGTTGCGGCGGTGGTCAGTCGTCCGGGGCGGTGCAGCCGGCGTCCAGCTGCAGATAGGTGCGGCCGCCGTCGTAAGCGCGGGCCGATGTGGTGGTGAAGGCGGCGCGGAGGACGTCGAGGACGACCTGGGTGGTGGCTTCGTCAGCCATGATCCGGATGTCGGCGATGCCAGGGAGGTGCTGGCGCTCCTCGCGCTCCCGGCGCGGCCGGGATGTCCTGGGCATCAGTGGCTCCCTTCGCGGGTGTTGCGGATGAGGTGGTCGGTGTGGTGGGCGCCTGCGATGCAGCCCGGTTCGTCGCAGGTGCGCCAGACGCGGCCCTGGGGGTCGCGGCCGTGGTGTTTCCGGAAGGCGACGTGGCGGGCGTTGTGCCTGCGTCCGGCGGCCAGGAGGTCCGCGCTCCGGCCGCTGCGCGGTCCCGTCCACAGCACGTGTCCGCGTGCCGTGTCCTGGGCGTACAGGGCGAAGGCCTCGTCGACGGTGCGCCGCTGGCCGGCCTGCTTGTCGTAGGAGGGGACGGGAATCCGGTGGCGTTTCCGCAGGTGGGAGATGCGGTTGGGGCTGAGCCGGAACTTGCTGCGGACCGCCTGGTACGAGGCGCCGCCTTGGAGTATGGCCACGGCCTGGTCCTCGAGGACGTCGAGTTCCGCCCGGGTGCGTTTGGCCCGCTCGGGCGGTACGGGGATGTGCCGCTCGGTGCGCACGCGCCGGATCCGGACGTAGCCGACGTTCAGCTCCTGCGCGACGGCGTCACAGGTCGCGCCGGCCTGGAGCATGGCGGCGATCCGGTCTTCGAGTTCCTGTTTCCAGTCCACTGGGCCGCCTGTCACTGGGAGCGGAAGGGGTTGGGGAGGTCTCCTGCCGCGATTGAGTGGACGATCGCGGCGACCTCACGGGCGCCGTCCGGGGTGTCGGGCGCGTGGATGGTGAAGACGCGGGTGCGCGGGTTGTTGACCATCAGTTCCCAGCCGCTGTCCGCGTAGAGGGCGACGGCCAGGCCTGCCGCGTTGTCCCAGCCCCACCGGGGGCCGCCTTCGAGGGGCTCCACGGCCACGCCCATGCGGACGTGGGAGCCGGTGATGGTGAGCCCGGCCTCGGTGAATGCCTGCGTCAACGCGCGGTGGAGCTCGTTGATTTCGTCGAGCTGGCGGTTCGTCGTGGGCCGCCGGTACTTGTCGGCGGTGGCCTCGGCGGCTGCGGTGATGAGGCCACCGAGTCGGCCCAGGCGGTCTTCTCGGGGATGCCCGTGCGCGGCGGCGGTCTCGTGGAGGGCGTCGAGGAGGTGTGCGGCCTCGGCGATGACGCTCGGCACGTACAGGGCGCGCAGGCCCGCGTACCAGGTGGTGATCTTGTTGGTGGAGTGCTCGGTGGGTGGTGCTTGCACGGTGGTGGTCCTCTGGTCAGGTCGCCTTGATGATCAAGGCGATGACGATGACTGCGATCACCACGACGAGGATCCGGGCCTGTGCCAGGTCGAGCTGGTACGGCACCGGCTTGATGATCTCGCCGTAGGGGTGGTCGCCACCGTGCTGCTCATCGCGATGCTGCTGCCCGTGCCGCTCGGCTGCGACTTCGAGTGCGTACGGGCGCGAATCGGCCCGGCAGACGGGGCAGCTGTACAGGTGCGGCATTGCGTCCTGCTCTCAGGGTCGGGTGCAGGTGGTAGATAGAGCACGGTAGACGACCGGTAGATATGGGCGGTAGATGTCGTTTGACCTGGGCTTCTACCCCCTTCCAGGAGAGGCCGGAGCAGGGTTGGGAGGAGGGGTGTGACCGGGGGTGCGGGTGGGGCCTCTGCGGCCCGCGAGCCAGGCGCCCAGGAGCCGCTCGAACGGGACCCCCTTCCGGGGGCCGGCGGGGGCCTCCTCCGCCCGGCCGGGGGCCACTCCCGCCACCGGCCCGGGGGCCCCCTCGGGCGATGCCTCGGGGAGGCTCTCCGTGGGAGGCACCGGGAGTACCCCGGGAGCGGGCTCTGGCGCGTGGTTCTGTGAGGCCTCGGCGAGCAGCTGGGCGACGCTGTTGGTCGCGGCGGTCAGCGGCGCCCCGAGAGCGGCCACGAGTTCGTCGGCGTGGACCCCATGGGTCGGTCCCCGGCCGCTCCCTCGGATCTGCATCGTCTTGACGGGGATACCGAGACGGGCGCAGTGCTCCCGCAGCGCCTCCACCGTCCACGCCTCGGGGACCGCCCCCTCATCGATGAGCGTCGCCAAGTGAACGCCCCTACGCCCCTCCGTCACGGCGGCAGAGACCCGGGCGCAGACGAGGTGCAGCAGCCACAGGCCGGCCGCGCGGACCTGCGCCGTGTCCGGCGCGGCGGACCGCGCTTCCCCGGCCTGCGGCCCTGTTTCCCCACCGGCCGCCGGCTCCGTGCTGGCCGTGCGTCGGCCGTTCTTGTCGTACTGGGCGGTCAGCCACGCGGCCACGGCCCACCACACGGCCACCCACGGCAGCAGGGCGGCGAGATCCGGAGCCACGGCGTGCCAGCCGCGCTCGATGGGCCGGTGAGTGAAGCAGTAGACGACCCAGGCGGCGAACGCCACGCCGATCAACTTGTTGGGTGCCAGCAGCGCCGCCGCAGTCCAGCTGTTCTTCTTGCCGCCCTTGGCCTTCGCGGTGGCCGGCTTCCCCTGCTCCCCGTCTGCCGGCTTCCCTCCTGGAACACCAGCCCCGGCCAGCATGTCTCCTTCCCCGACCGCGCTGCTCTTCGCCGGCTTGTTCTTCTCCTTGCCCTTCCCGCTGCTCTTGGCCGACGCGCGCCCGGGTAGATGCCGCGCGCCCTGGCACGCCCGCTGCACACCGCCCACGAGGCGGCGCGCCAGCAGGCCGCTACCACGCACTTCGTCCCCGACGAGGACCACCAGGGCGCGCCAGACACTGATCGTGATCTTCATCAGTTGCCGGTCCAGTGAGAGATGGTGATCCGGAACGCGTTGAGGACGACTGCGCAGACACCGCCGGCTTCCACCAGAGAGGCCGAGGCCATGAGCGCGAGGACCGCGGTGAGTCCCTTGCGGTTCCCCAGAGGGTGGAAGTAGGCGGTGAGTCCCAGGCAGGCGCCGAGGCCGGCCGGTCCGAGTGCTGGGATGCCGGCGCCGTCGAGGGCCGATGACGGAATCGTGCCGATCCCGGTGATGACATCGGCCCAGCTGTTCCCGGCGGCGAGGAACATCGTGCCGGTGAGGATGCCGAAGACCGCGATGCGTTCCTTGGTGTTGATCTTGACGTGGTTTCCCACGCCCAGCCACAAGAGCACGCCCATCACGGCAGCGATCCCGGACAGAGTCCAGGAACCGGCCCAGTTGCCCTTGGCCAGGTCAGCGGTGGGAGAAGCGAGGGTGTACATCGTGGGGCCTTTCAGCGCGGGCCAGGGCCGTACCAGGCGACGGCGACAAGAGCGGATGCCAGGGGAACGCGGACGAACCAGCGCACGAGCGCCGGTGAGGCCTTGAAACGCCTGTCGATCAGCCAGTACAGGCCCCCGCAGATCGCGGCCGACGTCGACAGGAGCGCGATGCCGGAGGCGTCCAGGCCGGCATAGGCGCCGTACTGGTTGAGGATCTGCACCCCGTCCGGCGCCAGCCCGGGCGCCACGTACGCGGCGAACACTGAGGCCACGACGCGGCCGATGATCCCGCCGGGCAGATACCGGACGACGCCCTGCACACCGAGGACGCGCCAGGTGCCGTAGCCGCCGGCGCAGGCGAGGGTCAGGCCGATGGCGTCGGTGGCTTGGTGGTCGGCGGCCGGGAGGAACGCGCCGATCGCGTCGACCAGGCCGATGACGTACCCGAAAGCGCCGGCGGACGCGGTGAACAGGAGCGGCTTGACGTAGCTCCGGCTCGGGGTCGCCTGCAGTGTGGGTGTTTTGCCGGACGGTGTCTTCTTCCGGCCGCCCGGACGCCCGGGTTTGCTCGGTGCGGCCGGGCGGCTGCTGGGCACTTCGGCGTCCAGGTCGGGGATGTCGAGTTGCTCGTCGCAGTCCAGGCAGATCGACGCGACGTGCTCCCCGGTGGGCTGGGCGTGGACGGGCACGGTGCGCGCGTGTGGGCAGTCCGGCGGCTCTGTCTGTTCCGGCTGTGCAGGCCTGTTGAGCCTTTTCCGCCACCACTCGGGGAGCAGGTCGGCCCCTCGCAGACGCAGAGGATCCACGTCGTCCTCCTCCTGGTCGTCATCGTCGTCCGGTATCTGAGCGGCGGTGGCTGCCGGTGCCGTAGGAGGTGCGGGCTGTGCGGGAGGCATGGGCGGTGCGGCAGGTGCGGTCGGTGCCCGGAAGCCGGGAGGGCTGCTGAGCATGGTGGGCGCGGGCGGTGTGGCAGGCGCGGGCGGCATCGGCGGGGCGCTGGGTGCCGGGGGTGTGCTGGGCGCAGGCGGTGGCTTGTTGGGCACCGTGGGTGTACTGGGTGCCGGCAGCGGCCGGTACCCCAGGAAGTCCATCCACCAGTCGTCCGGATCCGGTGCACCAGGCTGCGCGCTGCCACTCACCACGGAACCCCCAAGCCCAGCCCGTAGGTGACCAGCAGGAGTTCGGCGACTGCGTACCCGGCGCAGTAGAGCAGGTCGCGGAGGTTGTGATTGCCTGCGGCCCGCGCGGCGTGGCCGATGGCGCAGGCGCCCAGGCCCGCTGCGAGCAGGAAGCCAAAGATTTGGGTGAAGGGCGGCATGGCGTGTCCTTAGTGCAGGAGTGTGGCGGCGGTGGTGCAGGCTGCCGCGGTAGCGGAGAGGGTGGCTGCCGTACGGGCGCGTCCGCGCGCGCAGGCCAGCAGTGCGAGGGCGATGGCCGCACCGTCGGTGCATACGGCGGCCTGAGGAGTCGTCAGGCCGGCCAGTACGCACCAGTGCCAGCCCTCGCAGACCAGCGCCACGACGTTCTTGTCGGGCTCGGCCTCCGGCGGCGTCATTGCGGGGTCCAGCAGACGACGGCAAGGACCATCGCGGCGATGACCGCGACGAGGGCGTACTGCCGCAGCGCGCCGCTGCGCGTGTCCAGGGCGACGAGGCCCGCGGCCGGAATGACGTAGGACATTCAGGGGCTTCCGGGTTGCGGGGCCGCGGTGCACGCCCCGGTGTGCAGGTCAGGTAGGGCATGGCACGGCCAGTTCGGGGCGCGGCAGCGTGTAGCCCCCGGCAATGAGGTCCGCGGCTTCCTTACGGCGCTCGGAGGCGGTGGAGACGGACACTCCGAGAGCACCGGCGATGACGTCCAGCTGGATCGCGTCTGGGTCCCCGGCACCGTCGGTGAGGATCATGCGGGCGACCCTGCGGGCGTCCCGCTCGCGCGGGGTGAGGCGGGCGTGGTCTTCCATTTCGACCGCGAGAGCCTCGGCTTCGGCAACCCGGCGGCGCATTCCGACCGCGTCGAGCCGGACCGTCTCCGCGGCGGCCGCTTCCTCGGCCGCACGCCGTTCCGCGAGGGCCGCTTCCTCGCTGATCTTGGCCCTACGGCGGCGCGCTTCGGCGTTGGCCAGCTCCGCTTCGACCGCACGACGGTCCGTTTCGGCAGCAGCCGCTCGCGTTCCGGCCGCGCGCCTTTCCATTTCGGCCGCAGCCTCCAGACGCCGGCTGTTCTCGACCGATTGGTCGGCGGCCTGACGCTGTTCGGCGGCGAGCTGCTGCTCCGTTCCGAGGGCACGCTGGCGCGTTCCGAGGGCAGCGGCCCGCGCATCGGCAGCTTCCTTCTCCCGTCGGGCGGCCTCGACCTCGAGGCGCTCCGTTTCGGCCAGCGCTACGGCGGTCTCCTCGTCGGCCAGGGCCGCCATGTGGCGGTCGGCAGCAGCCGCGGCCTCGAGCTGCTCGGCTTGCTGCGCCTTGGTCGCGGCGGCGAGCCGGTCCTCGGCGGCCTGGAGCTGGGCTGCGGCGGCGGTCGCCGACTCGAGAGCCTCCGCCTCCTGGACAGCGACGCGTTCCTCGGCTTCGGCCACAGCGGTGGCCTTGGCGTACGCGGAGCGGGCAGCGACCGAAGCGACCGACTTCCGGGCATCGAGCCCTTCCTCGGCCTCGGCAACCTCGGCCTGCTTCGCGAGGAGCAGGATCCTGGCGTCCGCGGTCCGGATCTGGGCGGCGAGCGCCTCCTGCTCCTGGCGCTCCTCCTGCTCCCGCTCGCGCTGCTGCTCGGCGGCGCGGGCCTGCTCGGGGATGGCGAGGGCCTCGTCGACGGTCAGCCCGTACGGCGCCATGATCATGGGGAGGCGGGCCTCCATCGGGGCGCTCTTCCAGCCCTTGGGGTACTGCTTCCCCTTGGGGTAGATGCGGTCGAGTGCAGCCCGGTAGATGAGCTGGTCACGGCGCCTGTCTACCGCCTCGTCGTACGACCGGATCCCCAGGAGGACCATCCGCCGGTGGAGGCTGAAGGAGCCGGCCGGATCGAGGATCCAGCGCTCGAGAGGGATGCCGTCGCGGCGGGTGCCGGCGGCGACGTCCTCGGCGCGGGTGACCTGGATGATGACCCGCCGGGCAGCCTCGACCGCGGTCACGAACATGACCGGGATGACCGCGTGCATCCCGACACCGACAGGGTCCGCGCTCAGCGGGCGGCCACCGGACGCGGCGTTGAAGACGATCGTCGCGACCGTGAAGCCGTGCGCTGCGAGGCGGAGGATGGGCCAGCGGATCCGGCGGTGGGTGAGGACGAGGTCCAGGGCGTAGAGGACGACGATGCCGACGTCGACACCGACCGGGAAGACCTGCGCGAACTCGCCAAAATGGTGCGCCTCGCCCAGCTTCACGAGGGACCGGTAGGAGCCGGTGAAGCCGATCCCGGCGAGGACCAGGCCGCCGATGACCGCGAACACGTTGAGGCCCCTGCGGGCTGCTCCCGAAACAGCGTCCGACGTACCCGGAACGCCGGGGGCCGTCGTCGGAACGGCACCCGGCGCCTCCGGAACGGCCACCTCTTTCCCACGCTCGACGCGCGGTTGGAAGCGCGCGACGGGGACCTTGGGGCGGCCGTGGCCGGGCGCGGCCGGAACGGATTCCGGCGCGCTCGGAACGCTGCGGTGCGGGGTCGGAACGGCCGCCTGCGTCCTCGGAACAGAGCCGCCGCGCCAGAGTGTGAGGCGTGTGAGGAGAGTCATGGAAGGCCCTTCCGATGAACGAGGACGCAGGGAATGGGAACGGTCAGCAGCCGGCTTGTTCGTCAGCGCGCTGCGACGGCATCAGCCGCCGGGCCTGTGCCGTCGCGGTCTCCGCGTCGGGCCAGCAGTACAGCTCCGAGTCGGAGAGGAGGGCTGAGAAGCGCCAACCGTCCGGAGTCCAGGCCCGGCGTCCACGCACCGCGTAGGAGTTCGCCTCGACCACGGCGAACTGGCGACCGCCGGATGGCCGGCGCACGTACAGGCCGTAGCCCGGCTCCCACAGCCGCAGTTCCGTCAAGGAGTCGACGAGCGCCTGCAGTTCGGCGATCCGGGCTCCAAGCTCGTCGGGAGTGGACTCGCCTGCGTTCGGCTGGCTGCCGCCGCTGGTGTCCTTCTCGTCGCCCGGGCCGAGGTCGATCTCGTCGAGTGCCGGCAGACCGATATCGATGAACTCGACGTCGGGGTGGATGTAGTCGGCGCTCCACGTCGACCAGCCCTTGGCCCCTCCGACGGTGCGGATCTTCGCCGCCCATGCACGCAGGACGTCGTCCGTGGCGGCCTTGATCAGTTCCTCGGCCGGAGCATCGTTGATCTCCTGCGCAACGATGGCAGCCAGCCGCTCACGGGGAGTCCATCGGTCTGGATCCCATTGGCCGGCGGTCACTGGCTCTCACCGCCCTCGGCGAGGCGGGCGCCGATCCAGCGGGCGGCGGCGGTGACGGTGCGCAGCGGGTTGCCGCCGCGGCCGCGGCCGTCGTTGGCGTGCAACCAGTGGAGGCGCTGTCCGGCGCCGTACTGGCCGTCGGGGTGGGGCACGGCGAGCGCCGTCCACACGACGCCGCCCTGCGCTCCACGGCTCTGCGTGATCTCCCCGACCACCACGTCCGCGGTGACCCTCTTGACCTTGAGTGCGGTGACGACGAAGTCGTACGGCTCCGGATCATGAGCACGGCCGACGCCGAACCACGGCTGCGCGGGCCACAGAAGCAGCCCGGCCTTCTGACGCGGGGGCAGACCGTACGCCACCCACCTGGTGTCCGTGAGCGTGGTGCCGGTGTCGTCGGTCTTCTCACCGTAGATCACCTGGGCCGCGCCGCAGGAGTGGCACACGATGCGCACAACCGTCTGGGCGAAGCTGCTGCGGTGCGAGCAGAACTCATCCGAGCAGCCGTGCTTGACGACAGCGCCCATGTGGCCACCCGAGCGGGCCACGTCCTCGTCGGTGCGGACCCCGATGTCCCACGCAGGCCGCTTACAGCCACGCTGGTGCTGGGGCGTCTCCCAGCCCAGGTAGGTATCGAGTGCGCTCTTCACAGGCCACCGTCCTGGACCTCGTCGACGTCGCCACGCTCGTCCGCAACATCGGCGTCCCGCGCCTCGCCCATCTGCAGGACGTACTCGTCGGACGCACCGTGCCCATACCGGGCGTCGAGGTCGTCGGCCTCCAGGCAGATCGGGTGTCGGGCCTCAGTGGGTTCATCCCACGGGGCAGTCAGCTCGATGCCGAAGATGGTCCGCAACTCGTCCTGCGACACCAGGTCCTGCGAGATGAGAGCCGGGGTACGGCCACGCTCCCATCGCTGCCCGGACCGGAGCCGGACAACGAGCGCCGCGCGCTGCCCCTCCGACTCGGCGACCCGAGCTCGCGCCTCGCGCGCCTTCTCACACATCGCCATGCCCCGCTGGACCGCCTGCTTGTGCAGGCCGTCCAGCTCGGTAACCCGGTTGATGAGCCACTCCACAGCAGGAGTCAGCGTTTCCCCCAACTCCATGGGGACCTTGCTCGCCTCCCCGTTCGGCGAGAGCGCGCCGCGCATGTTCAGCGCATCGTTCTGAAGGGCTACGAGACGGGCATGGCGCCGATCGCGCTGCGCCTCCAGGCGGCGGATCTCCGCCACCAGCGCGGGCACGTCGTCCCCCGCCAGCCGGTTCCACTCGTCAGCAGTGGCGTCGCCGCCGAACTCGTACAGATGGGCCCCACGCTCCTCAGCCTCCGCGAGACGCCCTGCCGACAGCGCCTGCGGCTCCTGGCCCACGGGCATCGGCAGCGCACCCAACGCGAGCACTGCGGCCTCAGTGGTCTTGAGTGGTTCGGTCACAGTCCACCGTCCAGTTCGGCACGGTGGTCGGCTGCGGCGAGTTCGTCACCGGCGCGGGCGAGCGCGTTGGAGACGCACATCGGGGTGCAGTACCAGCTCGGTTGGTCCCCGGTGCCGGCGACTTCCAGGCGCGCCCACGCGAAGAGGGCCGGGTCGCTGGCGTCGCAGTCATCGGTGGTGCCGCACCCCGGGGTGGAGCACTTCGCGTACGGGTCGCGGAGCTCCATGTCCAGGAGGGAGGCGAGCTTGATCCGCTGTTCGCCCTTGACGACCAGGTCGACGGTGACGCCCTGGAAGGCGTGGCTGCAGTCGATGACGGCTTTCTGGGTGAGGTCGCTGCCGTCCGGGTACGACACGCTCCCGGCCCAGTCCAGGGTGATCGTGAGCGGGTCGGAGTCCAGCGCCCATTCGCGCAGGAGATCAACGGCGTTGCCGCGGCCCGGGTCGCACTCGTAGTCCTGGGGCAGCGCGGTGATCTTGTCGGCGGCGTGGGTGAGGATGCCGAACCTGACCGCGGCTGCGATCGTCCGCCGCATCTCCTGCTGAGGTTCGGTGAGTTCGGTGTCGGGTGTGTGGTTCACAGGCGTGGTGCTCCCTGGTGAGGGTCAGATGTGGTCGCCGACGCGGGTACGGCTCCACCGGGTGTGGGTCACGCACAGGGGCCGGCCACTGGACAGCCGCAGCTCCCAGCAGGCGGCGGCGTGGTGCGAGACGTGGCGGGTGCCGGCGCGGACGTCGCGGCACGTCGTGGTGGTGCGGGTCTTCTTGCCGCTGCGCCGGGTCTTCGTCTTGCACACGTGCCGGTAGCGGGTCTGCGTCGTCCAGGTCGTGCGCGCCGCCTGGTAGGTCTTGGCAACGACTTGGCCGTGCACGGGGCGGCTCACCGTGGTGGTGCCGCAGGCGGTGAGCGCGAGGGCGACGGCGGTGAGGACTGCGCCGAGCGCGGCGAGGGTGCGGCTCATGCCGAGTACTGCTTCGCGAGCTGGAGGAGCTGGTCGCGGCTGCCGGCGTTGTCGAGTTCGTTGACGGCGGTGATCGCCCAGTCGCTGCCGGTGCGCTGCGCGCGGGCCATGACGCACGCGTTGTTGTGGGAGTCGATGTCCGGCATGTATTCGCCGAGCTTCCGGCCGCCCGGGGCGCCGTCGTAGACGTTGAGGGTGATGCCCTCGATGTTGGCGAAGCTGACGCCGGGCTTGAAGGCGGAGACGATGAAGACGAGGGTGTTGATGCTGGCGGGGAGGTCGGTCAGGCGGGCGATGATGGTCTCGTCGTCTCCGGTGGCCTTCCCGGTGCGGTTGTCGCCGAGGGTGACCAGGGAGCCGTTGTCGAAGGCGTCCTCGTTGTCGAACCAGCACAGCCGCTTCGGGCGCCCGTCCTCCAGGGCGACGGCGACCAGGTCGAGGTCGGTACCGACCGCACGGCGCAGGCGCCCCATGAGGCCCTTCTGTCCTCCGCCGGACGTCTTCCACGCGACTCCGACCCTCAGGACGGTGACGCCGGTGAGGCCTTCGGTCTGGTTCTTCAGCAGGCTGAGCACGTTGTTCTCCGAACGGTTGGTGAGTACGGCGCTGGGTGCGCCTGGTGGAGGGGGCGGGGTGGGGGTCAGCGGCGTAGGACGGCGAGTTGGAGCGTGTCCTCGGTCCGGGGGTCGAGCAGCTGCGCGGTGGGCAGCGCAGCCGTGGCGTCGGACTCGGGCACTGGTACGGGCTCCAGGCGCGCCGTGTCGGCGGTGTGCTCGCCACGGGCGGTGCCGGTCCCGGTGGCGCGGCGGGTGCCGGTGCCGCGGAGGCGGATGCGGATCATGGACAGCGGGATCACGACGAAGGCCGTGGCGCCTCCAGCCCACAGGAGCGGGTTGCCGAGGAGGCCGCCCGCGAGGCTGACGAGGGTTCCCGCGGCCGCGCCGACGAGCGCCAGGCCCCGGCGGCGTTCCCGCGTCATGGGGCTGATGACGGTCTTGCGCCCGCTGCGGCCGGTCCACGCCGTGTAGTGGCGTCCCAGCAGCCACTCGCGGAGCATCGACCGCGTGTACAGGTACTTGTTGTAGAAGTTCAGCAGCGTGTACGGCACGAAGCCGAGCGCGGCTTTCTTCCAGCCGACGACGCGGGAGACCAGGTACATGGTCAGCGCGGTGTGGCCGGCGAACCAGTAGCCCATGTACCGGAACATCGACAGGTGCTGCCAGGTCGCCAGGTTGTAGACCACGACGACGGCCCACCACCACAACGTGACCAGGTCGAACATCGCGGTACCGACAGTGAGGAGGGAGCGCCAGTTGAACATCAGGCGCCGGTAGCGGGCGACGTTCTGGAAGTAGCCGGCCGCCCACCGGGGCATCTGCGCCGTGTACTCGGCCCAGGTCTCCGGGTCGATCGTGAGCGTCAGGGCATCCGCGGTGTACCAGGCCTTGTAGCCGCCTTCGTGGAGCTTCCAGGTGATGTCCATGTCGGCGCTGATGAGCCCGTTGGGAAACCCGCCGACCGCACGGACGACGTCCGTGCGGAAGGCGTACGAGGCGCCGGTGAGGACCTGGAGGCGGCCGACCTGGCGCTGGCACAGCCGCCACCACTGGCTGCCGAGGCTGTACGCGAACCGCCGCGCTTCGATGAAGAAGCCGGTGTCCTGCATGGGAAGGATCGACGAGCAGGTGGCGTCGTAGCCGCGCTCGATGTCGGCGACCATCAGCGGGATGCAGTCGGGCTCCGGCTTCGAATCGCCGTCGAACCCCACGATCACATCCGCCGTGATGTACGGCAGCGCATGGTTCTGGTTCGCCGCCTTGTCCGCGAACCTCGTCTCCAAAACCAGCGACGCACCCGCCTCACGGGCAACCTGCGCGGTGCGGTCCGTGCAGGAGTCCGCGACCACGATCAGCTGGGCGACTGGGTAGGGCTGGTCCAGGCATGCCCGGACCAGCTCCCCGATCGTCGCCTCTTCCTGGTGGGCGGGAATGAGGACGGCGATCGTCAGACTCAGCCCCGGCCTCTCCTTCCGAGGAAGCGCAGGGCGCTCCCGGTGGCCCCCATCGCCAGGGACACCCCGGTCAGGAGCATCGCTCCGAACCCGGTGTGAGCCAGTCCGTTGTACATGTGAGTTCCTCCTATGAGTCACGGCCGTCACAGCCGCTCGATGTGCGAGGCGACAGGCATGACGCCCCGCGTGTCCAGCACGAAGTTCGCCTGGTCGGCGACGCGCTGGAGGTCAAAGGCCGAGTGCGCGGTGAGCAGCACGACCGCGTCGAAGTGCCCGCAGTTCAAACCGCTGGCGACGGCGAGCGGGATCTCGCAGAGAACGTCGAGGTCTTCCTTGGGGAAGAACGGGTCAACGGCGACGACGTAGGCGCCCGCCTCCCGCAGGAGCTCGACGACCTCGGCAGCCGGCGACTGCCGCATGTCAGCGGTGTCCGCCTTGTACGCCTGCCCCAGGGCGAGGATCCGCGCCCCCTTCAACGCCTGCCCGCGCACGTTCAACGCGTCCTGGAGGCGCCGGGCCACGTACTCGGGCTGCGACTCGTTGATGTCCTGCGCAAGCTCGACAAGGCGAAACGGCTGCCCGTGCGCAGTGCGCAGGTGGTGCGCCAGGTAGACCGGGTCGACCGGCAGGCAGTGCCCACCTACCCCCGGGCCGGGCACGAACTGCATGAACCCGAACGGCTTCGTGCCAGCGAGCCCGAGAGTGCGCCAGACGTCCACACCCAACGTGTGCGCCATGCGCGACAGTTCGTTGACGAGGGCGATGTTGACGTGCCGGAAGGTGTTCTCGAAAACCTTCGCCAGCTCCGCCTCCTCCAGCGACCCGGCGACGACGATGTTCTGCGTGATCCCGGTGTAGAACTTGTCGACCTGGTCCAGGCAGCCAGCGGTGAGCCCGGAGACGATCTTCGGGGTGTTCGTGAACCGCCACTCCTCGTTGCCCGGGTCGATGCGCTCCGGGCTGAACCCGACGTGGAAGTCCTCCCCGGCCTTCCAGCCGGTGGCCTCCTCCAGGATCGGGACCAGAACGTCGCGGGTCGTACCCGGGTGGGTGGTCGATTCCAGGATCACGGTGGCGTCGGCCTTGAGACGCGCGCCGAGAACCTCGGCGGCCTCCCGGACGTAACTCAGGTCGGGCTGCCGATCCTTGAGCGGCGTCGGCACCGCGATGACCGCGACGTCGAAGTCCTCGATCCGGGTCTCACTGCGCGTCGGCTGGTACCGCCCCGACTCCAGAGCAGCCGCGAGAGTGTCGTCGGAGACGTCCTCGACGTACGAGGACCCGAAGTGCAGCCGCTCATACCGGTGTTGGTCCGGCTCGAAGCCGACAACCTGATGGCCGGCCTCAACGGCAGCCATGGCCAGGGGAAGGCCGACATAGCCCTGCCCCATGACAACGAGTTTCACGTGAAGGATTCCCTTCCAGGGACGTGCATTCAGAAGTGGCTTGGAGCCGGGCCCGCGGCTGGGGGAGGCACACGGGCCCGGCGTATTTGGGGGCGGCTACCAGGGCCAGCGCGGCTTCTTGCCGCCACCACCCCTGAGCTCCGCGCGGTGCCGGGCACGGCGGTCGGCTGCCTCACGGGCCTCGCGCTGTTGCTTGCGGGCGGCCTTGTCCCGGTCCGCAATGCCCGGATTCGACGCGTACGGGTTGGCGGCCTTCAACCGCCGCTCAAGCCAGCCCATCAAGCGGCCGCACGCATCAACGGCAACTGCTCACGGGAGCCGAACTTCGCCAGGCCCTCATACCAGTCGGTGAACACCTCGACCGGGCCCACACCGTCCACCAGAACCGTGACGGTGATCTCCTCCTCCACCACCACACTGCTGTCGCAGTAGGTCCGCTGGACGGGGCGGATGGTCACCGTGCCGCCGAGCCGCTCGTACAGGCTGTTCAGCTCAAGCTGCGACCAGACGGACACACGGGTGAGGGACTCACCCAACTCAGGAACGGGCTTCCAATGGCCGGCGAACCCGAGGGCCGTCCGGACCTTGGCGAGCAGCTGCTCGTCCGGGACTGCGGGCGGTGGGAGTTCGACGAGGTTGAGAGGGTCGGTAGTCTCGGGCATTGCCTGCCCTTTCGTCGCAGTCAGGGTGGGTGCCCTCGTCCCATACGGCGTTCCAGCGCCGGGACGAGGGCCTTTTTGCAGAGCAGCCAGCGGGCTACTTGCGGCTGACTGTATGGGACCCATACAGTCAGCCGCAAGTAGCCCGCCTGAATTGGAAGGCGCGGGCGTGACTCACGAAGACGAGGTGCTGCGGGTGTCAGAAGCCCTCAACGCTGTGGAGCGCATCCCTGACCCCGAGGAGCGCGTCAAGGCGATGAGCCAGGTCATGGCCGACCAGGTGAAACGCAACGGGGATTGGGCCAAGCAGCGACGCGAGATGGTCCAGAAACTCAAGGGCGAAGGGCTTTCGATCCGGAAGATCGCGGCCCGGGTCGGTACGTCACCCAGCACGGTGCAGAGCATCCTGAGCGGCTTCACCGACTCGGGCAAGCACCGGCCGCCGACGAAGCCGGACGATCCTGCACCCCCAGCCGACGCAGCCCAAGGAACAGACAATGGCGCCGGCCCAGGCACCTGACCCATCGCCGAATACACCAGCGCGGGGCGCCGCGGTATACCGGCTGCGCGGCGACGCCGGCGAGCTGCTCTACATCGGCTCGGCATACGACCCGGAGCAGCGCTGCAGGGCGCACGAGGCCGAACCCTGGTGGCCACAGGTCGCGGCACGTGACGACGAGTGGCACCCAACGCGTGGGCACGCCTACCACGCCGAGATGGTGGCGATCGGCACTGATGGGCCGGAGTTCAACGTCATGGGGACGCCGGCATACCGAGAGGAGTGCAGCAGACGGGCACACGAAGATCCGGCCCATCGCGCACGAATCAGGGCCGGGTCCGCGGCGGCAAACGGTGCGCCGCGAGAGATCGTGCAAGCCATCTTGCGCGGAGACCTGAAGTCGTACGGAAGGCGCAGCGGCCCCGTGCACTTCGACTCACCGCAGGAACGGGAGCACTTCGCGATGGCGCGCCGACCAGCGCGGCCCGAGTCTGAAGGAGCGGTTAGTGAGAGGCGTGGATGATCTCGCGCATGGGGTGTTGCCGCGGTGCTCGTTCTACGAGCGCACGCCCGTCGAGGGCGGATACCGCTACGAGAAGATCAGCATCAAGAGTCCGCGCGGCGACACGCATATGGTGACGGGCCACCCGCCACTTGTTGGAGACCTGATCTACCTGCGGGACATGGTCAAGGAGCGTGGCGGCCAGTTTCGTGTGATCGATCGGTCGTGGCTGCATTCCAGTTGGGGCTCGACCAGCTGGCCGTACGACCAGCCCGCCTCCTCAGTCGGGCCGCTGCTCGACATCGTGGTGGAGGCCACGGAAGGACCGTTCGTGAACGAAGTTCCGGGTGTGGAAGAGGAGTCGTCGGATGGATGAGCTGGCGCGTTGGCTCGGTGAGCAGCTGGCCACAGACGATCGGATTGCCCGGGCTGCAACCGAGGGGCCGTGGTCAGTCGACAGCAAGTCGTATGCCGAGTCGATCAGTGCTCCGGACGGCACTCAGGTCGTGGCGGGTGGCCGATGGGGTGGGGAGGCGTCCGTCTTCGAGTCGACGGAGGATGCGCTGCACATCGCTGAGTGGGATCCGGCTCGGGTGCTGCGCGAGGTCGAGAGCAAGCGGGGCATGGTCGTTCGGATCGGCGCCAACGCCACGATCATGGGCTGGGATGAGGTGCACGGCGACCTGCTGCGCCTGCTCGCGGCTCCGTATGCGGATCGGCCTGGATACCAGGAGGCGTGGCGACCGTAGCCCGTACGACGAGTAGCCCCACCTCGGGCGAGGTGGGGCTCTGTCGTGTTCAGCGCCGTTTCCCGTGAGCCGAGCGCGGCGGTGACGAGCGGCGCCGGTGGGCGGGTTGTACGGGTGATGGGTTCTGGTGTGTCGGGTTCGGGTTGTGGGGTGTGGGTGTCGCGGTGGGTTGCCTCTCGCGCTACATTCGAACATGTGAGCGAACCTTCTGTGCCGCGTGTGACTGTCACTCTCCCTGGCGGGCGTACCACTCCTGGGCGGCTGAATACCCGTCGGCGGGATGCTGATGGCCGGTGGTGGTACGAGGTGGTGATCGCGGTGCCTGCTGCGGCGGTGCAGCCCGTTGATGGCGAGGACTATGCCCAGGTCCCCACCGAGTGTGCTCCCGTGAAGGAGTGGGTCCTTCAGTCGTTCCCTTCCGGCCAGTCCGAGCGGCGTGCCGTGGTTCTCCATAGGGCCGGTTGCTGGGCTGCGAAGAGGAATCTTGAGGCCGTCGACAGCGATATGGCCGCGGTCTTCATCAAGGAGGGGTGGGCCACGGCTTGTGGGGGCTGTGAGCCGGAGCCCAAGAGGACTCGGCGCTCGTGAGTTGTGGTGTCTCGCGGGGTTGGCGGGCGGCTGTCTCTGGGATTGCCGGCGTTGCGTCCGGGGCGGGGTGGTCGTGTGTGGCGGAGGGCCCGGCCGGTGTTGCGTGGCCGGGCCCTCGGTGTGTGCTCGGCTGCTCTCGGGGAGCAGGCTGCCCGTGCGCGCGCAGCCAGCGGGAGCGTGGGGCAGCGTCGGGGAGTGTATGTGGGGGGTCTGACAATGCGGGCGGCCGCCCTGTGGAGGGGCGGCCGCGGGGGGTCGTCCAGCCGGGGCGACCGAGAGTGCGTGTACAGGGTGCCATGGGTGCGGGCGCTGTCGCTGGTGTTGTCTGGTTCTCGCGCGGGTGAGTTGACTGTCTGTGAGGTGTGGTCGACCGTTGTGGGTTAGGCCGGTGGCGCGTGGATGTCCCTTCCCGGGGCGGGACGGTGCCGTGGTCTGTGCCTGGGTGGGCCGGCGTTCACTGTTGCGGAGTTTGGTGGTGGGTGTCGGGTTGCTCGGGGTGTGCCCTCGCTCGGTGCGGAGCGTGCGAGGGCACTCAGCCGCCTTCTGGTGCCGTGGCGGCTGCCGTCTGATGCGGATTCAGGCGGCCCCTGGCGGGAGGGCGGTTGGGCGGGTGGACGGCCCGGGGAGGCCCGAACAGCCCGTCGCACTTCCCCCGTTGTGTTCAGTTTCCTGCCGGATTGGCCGGAACTCGTAGGGCCGGTTGGGCCGCTTTACGGGCCGTACGGCCCTGTATCAGGCTCGATCGCTGCGCTGATGGTCGCTCAGGTGCCTGCACCGTGCCGTCTGGATATCGAATCGCCTCGTCTGCGAGCGGGAAGGGTGCGGGCGGGGCTACTCTCCCGGCGCATGGACATCTCGTGGGGCAACGTGGCCTCCCTCGCTGCGGCGGGGCTCAGTGCGGTGGCTGCTGCTGGTGCGTGGTTGGCGGCGCACCGGTCGGCGAACACTGCGGATACGGTCGCGCGGATTGAGCAGGATCGCTGGCATGCGGATCTGCTGCCCCAGTTCATCGTCAGCCTCGGGCCCTTGGAAGGCGATCGCGGCACGCTCCACGTGCACCTGGCCGGGCCACTCCCGCTGTGTCACCTGGATGAGATCCGTATCGAGATCGTGCAGAGCGATGACATGTCCTACACGTCGACTCTCGCGGGTGGTGTGTCGCAGGAGGAGATCGATGCGCAGGTGTGGGGGCCGCTCCGGTTTTCGTACGGTGCGAATGGCGCGGACATCAACGGGAGCACGGTCGATCCGTTCGATCTGGCGGTGGGCCGGGGACACCCGTTCAGTGTCGAACTGACGCGTCCGCCGCGGTGGATCGAGGGCAACGACCGGGCCGTACGGTGGCGTGAGCGGTGGGCGGGCAAGCCGATGCGACTGGTCCTGACGTGCCGGCGGGACGGTTTCAAGGACTGGGTGGTGCCCCGCGAGGTAGAGGTCCCGCAGGGCACCTGACCGCGCCAGGCCACCACCGGGACGGTGCGCGGCGCGGGACGCGCGCGGTGTGTCAGTCGAGGCCGCGCCGGTGCGCCTCGCGGCGGATCCGTACGGCCAACGTGCAGGCCTGGGTGGCGCGTTGGCGCTGGTCGCCGGTCAGGTGTTCCGGGATGGGGCTCGCAGTGCCGTCCGGTTGGAGGAACAGGTCGGCCTTGCGGGGCAGCGACAGGGCATCGGCTGCTGCGTGGCAGTCGGTCCAGCCGATGCGGTGGCCTGAGGGTGGGCACACCCAGTCTGCGTAGACGGTGGCGAGCAGGTGGTGTGCGGGTTGGCCGCCGAGTTCCGTTTCGTACGGCTCGGGCAGCTGCCGGTTGATGAACTTGGCGGCGTTGACGCGGCCGTGGGCCATGAGTCCTCCCGGACTCTTCAGCAGTCGTTCCCCGACCGCGATAGGCCCCGCGCCTGAGGCGAGTGTATGCGGCTCGCCTGCGGAGTGTTCCGGCAGCAGTCGGCACGCCAGCCCGCTGGCGTCTCGAGCCGGATCTGGACGCCAGGCGCGAACGGCTCCCCGCAGGCCGCGCACCGCCCTTCGCGGACGGCGGTGAACCAGGGCCGCTCCACAGGCGTGGGCCTGGCGGCCGGGGACGCCGACGCCCTTCGGGAAGGGACGCCGGCGTGCCCGGTTTCGGCAGGGGTGGGGCGGCAGTGCGCGCACATGCCGGGTTGCAGGTCGGTGAAGTCGCAGCGCTCGGTCATCAGTCCTTGAGGGCCGGGACGGCGGTGGTGGTGTCGAGGCGTGCTTTGAGGGCGGGGTCGGGGGTGCAGTCGCCGGTGCAGCCAGGTGGGCACCAGGCGGTGGCCGCGGGGTGGGCGTCCAGCGCCTGGAGGACGACGGAGGGTTCGCCGGCGACCTGGTGGGGGTGGTGGGCGATGAGCCAGAGGACGCGGTCGAGGGCGCGGGTCTTGTCGGTGTAGGCGTCGAGGAGGGCGTCGACGTTGTGCTGAGCGGGCATGGTCACTGTTCCTGGGGGTCTGGGGTGGTGGGGCTCAACGTCGGTAGCGGCGGGACTACTTGGGCGAGCCAGCTGGTGGGTTCTGTCGTGAAGTGGGGTGCTGGGCTGCTCTCCCACCACGACCTGGTGGCGAGGACCGTGTTTTCGGTGCTGGTGCGTTTGTCGGTGTACGTCGTCTCCCGCTCGCCGAGGTGGCGCACGGTGACGCGTCCGCGTTTGCAGCCGTCGGGGTAGTCGCTCCAGTTCACGCCTTTCTCGGACCACAGCAGTTCCTGCATGCCGGCGCTGTTCACGCCGTGGAGGCGTTGGTGGGAGAAGTGGGCCTGGGCGGCCATGCTGATGCTGTTGCTGACGGCGTCGCGTTGCCGTCCGATGAAGTAGTTCGCGACCTCGACCGGGTCGTTGATGGTGAAGACGCGGGCGTCGAAGAGTCCTCGTCGGCCGGGGCGGCGTTCGTTGAGGACGGCGGTCGCGAGGGATGCGGCGATGCTGAGCTGTTTCGCGATGACGCCGCCGAACCAGGGCTGCGTGGTGGGGGTGTCGAAGTCGGTGATCAGGATGCTGATTTCGTCGGACTGGCTGTAAGCGAAGCGGGCGCCGGCGATCTCGGTGCAGAGGGCTTCGGCGACGGCGTCCATGTCGGCCATGAACGCCTCGTCGAACGGCCGCTGCGCGCCGGCCAGGTAGGAGTGGAAGGCGCGGCCGTCGACGCGGAGTACGGCGTGTGTGCGGCGGGGCAGCACAGTCCGATAGGGGGCCTCGTACTGCTTCATGCGCTCGGCGAGCGGGGCGTTGTCGCTCATCGTGGTCAGTCCCAGGTGATGTCGTTGTTGGCGAAGGCCTTCACGATGGCGGGATCGTCGAGGAAGAGCTGGAGGGAGTCGAGTTCGGTGTCCCAGTCCTCCTCTTTGAGGTTGGCGATGAGCGGGGTGAGCGTCTCTTCTTTCAGCTCGTCGGAGGCGCCGGCCTTGATGAGGGCGCGGGCGACCGGGTTGAAGAATGTGAGGCCTGCGCTGCCGAATCCCATAGCTGTTGTCTCCTGTGTTCGATGATCTGTGCGGCTTCGTCGAGGCGTGTGGCGTGGCGGTTGCGGCGCCAGTGGCGGGTGCGGATGAACTTCACGTCGGCCAGGCCGCGGAGGTCTTCCGGGGTACTCGCGTACAGGACTTCCGGGTCGTGGGGTGAGAGGCCGCTGTCGTAGCACCAGGCGTTGAAGCGTTCCCGGGAGGAGGCGAGGACGACCAGGAGGGGATGACCCGTGGCAAGGGGAGGCGTCACTTTTTGCCCGCGCTCGCGATGACCGGCAGGCCGTCGGCGCCGGTCGGGATGTAGATCACCGAGCTGTTCTTGCCCGAGACTGCGATCTCCTTCAGTGCCTCGGTCATCTCGAACTGGACGTAGAGCGGCGTCAGAGTCGTCGCGATCTCGTCCTGCGCCTCGCGGATGCCCTTGGACTTCTCGAAGCGGATTTGCGCCTTCTGCTGCTCGATCTTCACGCGCTGCTTCTGCTGGCTGATCTCGATCTCGTTGAGCCTGACCCGGTTGTTGGCCTTGATCCGGCTCGTCGTGACGTAGTTCTTCGTGTCCTGGACGGCCTGGTAACGGTCGTAGGTCCTGTAGCCCCACATGCAGCCGAGGATGATCGCGACGAGCGCGGTGAGGCCGATGGCGACGGTGATGGTGGCGTAGCGGAAGTTCTGCTGGTCCTGGGCGGTGCTGCCGGTCATGGGTGTTGGTCTCCCTTGAGTTGAGTGGGCCCGCCAATTCGGGTGGCCGGGCACATGTTTCGGGACGGTCAGGCGGGGTGTTCGGCCTCGTACGTCTCGGCCACCGCTGCCGGGCTGGGCGCAGGCCCGGTGTGCCGGCAGTGGACGCCCGTGTACTTGTTGTTGATCCGGCACCGTTCGCGTTGGCGCCGCGCCCACTCCCGGAGCTCTTCCGCGTCCTCGGGGTGTACGAGCGTTGCTGCCGTGAGGAGTTCGGCGGTTTCGCAGGCGGTGGATGTGTACGGCGGGATGTCGAGCAACGCGAGGATGTGGGCGGGGAGCTGCTCGCGGGTGTCGCCAGGCGGCGGTGGCGTCCAGGCGATCGCTGTCGGAGCGGGCGCGGCCTCGGCCCGTCCCGCTCTCCGGGCGTATTCGGTGTTCGTCTCGTTGAGTTCGCCGACGACTTCGGCGTACCGGTCGAGGTCGTCGTAGAGCTGCTCCAGGTCCTCGACGGTCAGGTCTGCCAGGGGGATGCGGTCCTCGTGGTCCGGGTTGGGGGCACGGTCCAGGGCGCGTACTGCGCGGAGGGCTTGGAGGACGGCGAACACGTGGTGGAGGGGGATGCCCCGGCGCGCGGAGTGGATGCGTTGCGCGGTGACCTTATCGGCGGTGGCGCCGTCGGCGAGTTCTTGCGCGGTGGGTACGGGGACGGGTGCTTGAGCGGCGAGGACGGCGAACTGGTCGCGGAGGTAGCCGGACTGGCGTGTGAGGCCGGTGAGGTCGTCTTCCTCGGGGGTGACGAGCGACTGGTCGGATCCTTGCGCCCTGTGTCCGTTCCCGTTGGTCAGGGCGGACAGTCCGCTTGCGAGTTGCCGGGCGAGGGTGGGGTGGACGATGAGGCGGCGGGCGCGTTCGCGGTCGGGCTGTTCGAGGGCGTAGCCCGTGAAGTCGACCATGCAGGGGATGAATTCAGGGGTGTCGGGGTGGGGCTCGGCGAGGGCGGCTGCGAACCCGTTCGGGACGAAGACGTCCATCACCTGGGCGGAGTCGTGGCCGGGCAGCGTGGTGTCGGATTCGTAGACGCACTCGGTGCCGCAGCCGTGGCACCGCGGCTTGTGGTCGCGCTTCTTGCAGCCGCAGATGCACGCGGCCTCAGTCTCCGGCGGTGTGCGGTTGCCGGTCGTCAGTACGGTGATGAAGTCGGCTTTCAGTTTCCGGGTCTGTTCGAGGGTGAGGCCCTTCGGGCCGGCCGTCGGGATGGCTTCGGCGCTGTCGCCCGGCGTCGGCGTGGGCATCGTGTACGCGTACGGCCCGTTCGGGTCGGGCGGACATTCCGGGTGCTGGATGCCCCCGTGCTCGCGGGCCTGGCGGTCTGTTGAGAACTTTCCCGAACCGGCCCCGCAGGTGGTGCAGGTCCAGAACCAGCCGGTGTCACGGGGGTTGTCGACGACGATCGGCCCGGCCGCTGCCGGGAGTGGCCGGGCCTCGTCCAGGAGGGCGAGGATCTCGGACGGCCAGAGAGTGTCCGCGTCACATGGCTGTCCGTCCGCGCCTTCGGCCGTGTTGGCCTCGGCGAGAGCCCGTACGCGGGCGATGGCGGCCTCGGCGTTCTCGACGCGGCAGGCGTAGCACCAGTCCGCGCACGGCAGCAGCGCTGTGGTGCCGTCGGGGCGGAGCAAGCTGAACTGCATGTGGTTGGGGAAACGCTCGATGAACGCGAGCCAGTGTTCGGCCTGTGCCTCGGCGGAAGCGGCACGGGTGGTTGCGGAGGCGAGGGCCTCGCGCGCGGTGGCGAGTTGCCGTTGCGACTCGGTTTCCTCGGCTGCTTTCAGTTGCTCGTAGAGGGCGTTGAGGGCGTCGGTGGTGATCGTGTCGATGGTGTGGCGGTCGGCCATGGGGTCAGTCCTCCCTGGGTTCGCGGTAGTTGATGGCGAAGCCGGGCAGCCCGAGGCCGAAGTCGGGGTCGGCGGAGGCCGGGCGGAGTGGTGCGCGCAGTTCGGTTTCGTCGACGCTGCACGCGGGGTGTCGCTGGGACATGCCGGCGGGGACGCCGGTCCAGCGGAAGGGCTCCCTGCAGTCCCGGCAGTTGACCTTGATGTCGGCGTGGTAGCCGACGACGGTGGGGTCGGTCGCGGTGACGCGGTTGACGTCGATGTAGGCGTCGAAGTTGTCGTGCGGGCATGGGCGATCGGGGTCTGGGGACCGGGTCACCGGCTGGTCGGGGGCGGCCATGGGCTTACGGCTCCTCGTCGTGGGGGTTTTCGTCCACGTCGGCTACGGCTGTGGCCTGGGCGGATACGGCGGAGTGGACTACCGGCGCGGCGGACGCTGAGGGATCGTCCAGGAGCGGCTCTCCCGCTCGGGTGGGTGGAGGAGTGTCGGTCGCTCGACGACCGGGTTCGCGGAACTCCTCGGCTGGTAGCGGGCGTCCGGTCTTGAGGGCCCACCAGCCGGCGCAGACCTGTTCGCCGATCGGGATGGTGTGGGTGGCGCCGTCGGGGCGGTAGGTGGCGATGGGCTCGTACGAGCCGCCGTAGCCCTTGGTCATGCCGTGGTGGCACCAGAACGGGGCGTCGACGGGCAGCTGGGCGCCGTTGGCTTCGAGTTCGGGAGAGCCGGAGCGGAAGGCGCAGTCGACGCAGGCGCGGCGCATCACTCCGGGTGGGAGAGGTGCGGGGGTGAGTTCGGATTCGTCCCAGCCGCCGACGTCGTTGGTGAGGCCGATGCCGTGGCAGTGGAGACAGCGGCCCTGGGACTGGCCCATGTCGCCTTCGGTGCAGAACGGGCAGCGCCAGCGGTAGACGACGAGTTCGGTCACGGGGCGTCCACCCTCTGAAGGCCCGCGGCCTGCAGCTCCGCCGTGCGGGCGTGCTGGCGGCGTGCCCGGGCTTCGTAGTAGGCCGCTTCGGCGCGGAGGTCGACGAGCTCGTCCTGCTCGAGGATGGCCGCGATCGGGACGAAGGAGAACAGCAGGAAGATCCCCGCGACCGGGTAGTTGCCGAAGAGGTACTGCTGCACGGCGCACCAGGCGGACCAGACGCTGTGGAAGGCGTAGAGCAGGACGACGATGCGGGCGCGGACACTCACGAGGCGCTCCCGGCGGATTCGTCGGCCCAGTGCACGGTGATGGCCGGGTCATCGCCGGTGAGGGCTTCCACGGAGACGGCGCCGACGAGGCCGGCGTAGGGGTCGTCGGCGAGGACTCTGCCGGAGGGGAACTGGACGCCGTGCATGTCCGGGTGGCCAGGGTGCTGGAGGACGAAGCGTCGGGCGAACTGGACCCCGGCCAGGCCGTGCGGAGGCTCGCCCCCGGTGGAGTGGTGCGCGGTGCGGCGGACGGCGGCGAGGAGTTCGTCGGTCTCGTCGGCGAGGACGTGGACTGCGGCGCCTCCTTCGCCGTCGGCGCGGGCGGTGCGGAGGCTGACTGCCGGTTTGCCGTGGCGGTGTGAGGGTTCGATGACGAGTTCGTCGCCGTCGATGTCGGTGAAGCGGATCGGGTTGGCCGGGTCGTCGCTGTAGAGGAACGTCACTGCTGACCTCCGTCGTCGATCGTGCGGGCTGTAGCGAGCGCGGCTTCGTCGCGGTGGCGAGCCTTCGCCTGGAGGTGGTCGTAGTTGACCGCGCGGGCCAGGACGAGAGCGGGTTCGTCGGCGCTCACTTCGGTGCCGTCGAGGGCATCGGCGGTCTGGTCGAGGAGCTTGGCGAGGGCGCGGCCGACGCCGGGGTGCATGGCGCAGATGTACTGGGCATCGGTCGGCTCGTGGTGGGGGTCGGTGGTGGTGCTGGCGACGCGGTACGGGACGCCGATGTTGCTGATGGTCTGCGGGTAGTGGCGTGCCTGTTCGTTGACGATGTACCAGGGGCCGCGGTTGTCGCCGAGCGCCTGGACGAGGTCGTCCAGCTTGGCTGCCGCGGCACGGATCTCTTCGGTAGGTGTCATCGCTGCTCGCCGCCCAGGACGATGCGCGCGAGGGCGATGGTGGGGTCGATGACGGGATGGCCGGGCGCGCCGCTGCCGTGTTCCGTGTGGTCGGCGGTCTCCTCCAAGAGCTTGGCCAGCGCGCGCCCGACGCCGGGGTGCATGGCCGCGATGTAGTCGGCGTTCGCTCCGTTACTCATGGGCTCGTCGACGACGTACACGGGCGCCCGGTCCTCTGCGCCGGGGCCGTCGTGGAGGAGGCGGTCGCCTCGGTCCATGGAGAGCCAGGGGCCGGGTGTGAGTTCGGGGTCGGCGAGGCGCGCTCGCAACTTGCGGGCTGCCGTGCGGAGTTCGTCGGCAGGGCTGACCGGGTGCGGGGTGGCGAAGTCGCGCGCCTTGATCTTTGCGCGGCGGCCGTCGGGGTGATGCCACACGATGCCCTCGTACGGGCGGGTGAGGAGCCACTCGCGGAGGCCGTCGAAGTCGCGCGGGGCGGCCTCCACGTCGATGCGCTCGGACAGGGGCGCCCATCCGTGGGGCATGAGGAGGTGTGCGTCGAAGCCGTCCGCGTTGCGGTTGATTTTCGGGCCGAGGAGTTCGTAGGTGCCGGGTGCGACGGCCGTGCTGTTGGTCAGCGCTTCGGCGTGGAGCTTGGCGAATGAGGACTGGGCCATTGGCTCCCAGCCGACGAGTTTCCCGGTCGCCTCGTCGTGCTGCGCGGTGACGAAGGAGTGCGGGATGTCCTTGCCGGGTTTGACTTCGCGGCGGGCCCACCAGTTGCCGTGCTCGTCGAGCATGGTGCAGGTGCCGTCCCACTTGCGGGTTGCGATGCCTTCGCCTGCGGTCACCCATTCGCAGCCCGGGGTGACGTCGGGCAGGACGGTACGGGGGCGGCCCAGGCGGAGGTCGCGGGCGAAGAGGGTCGGGATTTTGCGCATCAGCTGGTGCCTTCTGTGGGTGGGATGAGGGTGAGGTCGGCGCCCCACATGTCGCGTGGGCTGGGGTGGTACTCGATGTGCGCGATCTCGTACCGGCTGCGTGGCCCGCCGTAGTCGATGAGGATGTGGTCGCCGCGTTCGATGCCGGGGCCCCAGCCGGAGACGCGGAGTTGCTGGAGGTCGTCGGGTTCGTGGTGGACGACGTAGTCGCGGCCCCAGCCGAGGTGATCGCGCGTGTAGTCGTGGACGCGCGGCTTCCGCCCTGGTGCGGGAGAGGGCTCTGGCGGGGCGGTCTCGCGGCGGCGCAAGAAGTTCAGCATGGAGGCTCCCCCGGGGCGGGAGCCGGTGCCGTGGGGGCGTTGGAGTCCGGTCGGTTGTGGCTGGCGTGGTCGAGGGTCTCCTCGATGGCCTGCGACCAGCTGGCGCGGATGCGCTCGGGGGCGTCGGCAGTTTCGGGGTTCAGCCGGCCGTCGACGACGGCGCGTACGCAGAGGGTGGCCAGCTGCCGGGCGTCCGTGTCGCTGGTGGTGAACTGCTCGGCGATGTTGACGGGGGTGAGGTGGTGGAGGGTGTCGGAGCGGACGGTGTGGGCTTCGTACGGTCCGTGGTCGGGGTTGAGGGCCATGACGAGGAGTTCGTGCGTGGCCCCGGGGAACTTCTTGATCGCGGGCGGGGTGCCGGGGATGTCGGCGAGGGTCACGACGGACAGCGAGTACTGGGACCACAGCGGGTGCCAGGCGGGGGCCGTGATGATCCAGAGGGTGAGAGCGGCCGGCCGGTCGGTGAAGGCCCCGTCGGGTACCCGGCGGGCGGTGCCGAGGTCTCCGGTCAGTTCGTCGAGGGGTGTGGTCATCTGTTGATGCTCCTGACGATGTTGTTGGCGAGGAGGAATGCTTCGGCAGGGAGAGGAACGGTTGTGCCGGGGGTGGTGGTGACGGTGCGGTCGAGCAACTGGGCTACGAAACGGGCGTTCGCTGGGCTGAAGAGGCCGGCGAGACGTCCGGCTGGGCCGCCAACGGCGTTGTCGATGCCGTGGCCGAACCACTCCTCCCTGGGCACGAGTTGGGAGTGCCAGTAGGTGTTGGCCGCGATCTCGTCGTCGGTCACGAACGAGAGCCTCTTGAGGTGTGCGGACGCCGTACGAACCGTGTCCGCGGGGAGCACGGTGGTCGCGCCGCTCCGTGCCGGGAGCGGCGCACGCAGAAGCTCCGGCGTCCGGTCGGGGTGGAGGCGGACGACCTGCGCGCCTGGCTGCGGGGTGGGGCGTCCGGAGTGGCCCGGGCAGTAGTCGCGGCCGTCCGAGTGGGTACGCCAGCCCTGGTGGCGGCCGAGCTCGCGGGCTTCTTCGATGCTTCGGGCACCGGTGTGGAGGGCGAAGGCGCAACGACCGTGCGTCCATTGCCGGTTGCAGTTGAGAGCGATGCTGATACTCACTGGCCGGCCGCTCCTTCGATCAGGTGGCGGAGGTCGACACACCTGTTGTCGACGACGGGGCCCGGTTGCCCGGGTCCGGGGCGGCCGGTGACCGGGGTGAGGATCGCGCGGGCGACGAGGACGGCGTGTTCGTGGTTCAGGTCGGTGGTGATAGAGGTAATGGCGAGTCGCTCGGCTTCGGCTTCGAGCCATGTGATGACGGGCTCCTTCATCCGCATCAGGGCGGCGACGTGCTGGAGGAGGCGCTCGTTGCCGCTATCGATCCGGCCGCGAGCCGGGGCGTCCTTGAGGAACTTGATCGCGGCCTGGACATCTTCGATGGGGGTGGCCATGGCTGGTACTCCGTTGCGGTCGAGGGCAGGTTGGAGGTGACGATCGTTCGCTGATCTCGTCACGCTGCCTCCTCCTGGTCTGCGGCCTGTTGCGGCTCGATGTCGACAGTCGATCGCGCTGATGGCGGAGCAGGCTCTTGGCCAGATCCGGAACATGGGTCCTCGCCGGCGCGGTGTCGGCGCATCACTCCGGCGGCCGTCAGCGACCGCCTCTTCTCGCATCCCGGGCACACCGCCTTGGGCGTCGCCGGGCGCGGGGACAGCACCAGGCGGCAGTCAGGACTGTCGGCGCGGGCGCGCGCCGCACGGCATCTGTCGCAGCGGCATTTCCAGTCGCGGAATCCGCTGAGGGTGCCGTGGAGGCGTTCGGGCATCAGGCGGCGCAGGACGGCGAGTTCTTCCTGCGCCCCGCGATACCAGTACCGGCAGGGGCCACACCGGGGGACCTTCTCCCGGCGGTGGCGCTGCCACCCCCTGCGGGTGCCGCAGTCATCGGGCCACGTCGGGGTGTCCTGGCCAGGAGGCAACGCTTGCCGGGATGCGGCCGACCCCAGCTTGCCGATCTTTCGGCGGTTGATCGCAGCGGCGGCTTCGTCATTGCTGGTGTCGAGGTAGACGCTGGTCACGGAGATGTCGGAGTGCCGCAGGACGTGCGCGACGATTGCCAGGTCGGCTTTGGCCTCGCGCACGAGGAGCGTTCCGGTGGTGTGCCGCAGGCCGTGAGGGACGTAGTGCCGCCCGAGTGCGGCCTTCGCGCAGCGCCCCACGATGTGTCCGACGCTGGAGGTGTTGAAGCGGTGCCGCTCCGCGGTGAGGAGGAGCGCCCGCTCGTCGCCCTTGAAGAGTTTCCCGTGCCGGTCGCGCCTGTCCGGCAGGGCGCCGGGTTCGGGGCGCCATTGGTCGATGTAGGCATTGATGAGGGTGGCGCACTCGTCGGTGACCGGGACGGTGGCGGCCTTGCGCCCCTTGCCGCAGCGGATCTGCACCACCCAATGCCCGGCGGGGTCTTTCTCAATGTCGTCTACGTCGAGATCGCGGATGTCGGCGTTGCGGAGCCCGGATTCCCCGGCGAGGCGGACGGCGATCTCGTCGCGGACCCAGCAGCCTTGGTCGCCGTTGAATGAGCCGTGGCCGACGCGGGCGGCGGCGAGCATCGCGTCGAGTTCGTGGCGGGCGAGTGCGGCGCGTTCCGGTCGTGTGGTGCGGGTGGGCATGGGTGCTCTGGGGACGTCGCGCATCGGGTTTTCGCGCAGCCACCGGTTAGATTCCGCGTGGGCCATGAGCCCGTTGATGGATTTGCGGCAGAACCGGATGGTGTCGGGGCTGCTCGGCTTGTCGCCCCGGCCGCGGGCCTTGTACGCGGTGAGCCAGCCGCTGATTTCTGCCGCTTCGATGCTGTCGACGGTGCGGGTGGGGCCCAGGTGGTCGATGGCGCGGCGAGCGTAGGCGAGGTAGCCGCGGGTGGTGTCGGGGCTCATCTGGTCGGCGTCGACGAGGGATCGCAGGCGGATCCCCCAGGACTGCCAGGCGGTCTCCAGGGTGACGGTGAGGTCGAGTTCGCGGGGTGCGGCCATCAGGCGGCGTCCTTCCTGTCGTTCTTGGCACGGGCGCGTGCGCGGCGGCGGAGATTGGCCACTGCCGATTCGCCGACGCGCTCGGTTCCGGCGGTGCTTCCGGCCCGGCGGTCGCAGCCCCAGTGCGACGACGGCGCCTCCCCCTCGTGCCACAGCTCACGGAACCCGTCGCGGCCCCGGCCGAGGAGGGACCGGAACGTCTGGTCCTTGATGCCCAGTAGCCGGGCCGCATTGGCGTAGTCGCCCGACGCGGCAAGGGCCGCAAGGGCTTCCCGCTGGCGCGGGGAGAGCGCCTCAAGGATCTGCGCGAGCGCCAGCCGCTCGACCAGGCTGGCCTCCGGACTGGGGGTAGCGCGGCCCGCCCATTCCCAGTACATGGCGTGCTTGAGGCCGTTGTTGGTGCCGTCGCGGCGTGCGCCGTGGTGCCGCATCGTGGCCTTGACGTCCTCGGAAAGAGCCTGGCGCCCGGCCTCCAGCAGGTCTACGCGTCGCGGTTTCTCTTCGGCGCTGCACAGGTGCTCGACGATGCCGTGCCACGCTGCGGCGTACAGGTCTTCGCGGTCGCCGGCGGGCCACCAGGCGCGGTTGTTGGAGACGACCGTGCGGGCGAGACGGTCGAGGTCTGCGAGGGTCCAGCCCCAGCGGATGCCGTCAGCGGTCATCAGGCCATCACCGCCAGGGTGTTGGGGCATTCGTCGTGCGGTGCGGTGCACCAGTGGTGCCCGGCCCAGGTGATGCCGCCGGGCTGCATGGCGCCGATTGCGAGGCAGGTGGCCATGGCGGTGAGGAGTCTGCCGCGTGTGCGTCGGTCTTCGGGGTCGCGGAAGTTGCCGGGCGCGGTGAGACGGTCCCCGGCTTCCGCGATGACGTCCGCGAGGCCGTCCTGCGCGGTGGCCTCGGCGTGCGCGCGGGCAAGTTCGCCGGGCTGGCCGAGCCGCATGAGACTTAGGGGAACGAGACCGTCGAGAACGAGGAGGAGGCGCTCGGTGTTGCTGTCCAAATGGCTCCGAGCGGAGGCAGTTTCGGGGGGTGTGGCCATGGGGGGCTGCTCCAGTGCGGTCGTGGGCGTGATGGGGGCGTGGGTCAGGCAGCGACTTCGGGGGCGCCGACGTACGTTCCGTGGATGCGGTAGTGCTGGTCCGCCGCCGTGTTCGCGGCCGTACACGGCGGGCAGGGGGTTTCTTGCCGGCGGCGATGACGGCGGTACCCGCGGCGCGTCCCGCACTTCACAGGCGTTGTCGGTATACGCCGCTTTCCGGAGTTGTCGCGGGACAGACGCTGGTTCGCTGAGACGGCCTGCTCGGGGAACCAGGCCTGAAGAGTGGCCCCGCTGACCCTGATGCGGTGAGCGATCACGGAGTACGGCACGCCCCGGTCGAAGAGCAGGGAGGCCGTGTAGCGGGCCTCGTCCTGGGTGAGCTTCCAGCCTTTGCGCAGGCCGTTGGCGGCGAGTTCCACGGCGATCAGGTCGATGCAGACGAGGCCGTCGGGGGTGGCCATCCACACCGTGGGCACCGCAAGTGTCGTGACGGGAATCCAGTCCCGCTGACGGCCGACCGGCACGCCGCTGACGAACGTGGCGGGCCGCTTCATTCGCCCACCGCCGGGAACAGGCCGAGCTGCTCCGGCGGGGCCAGGGCGTGCTCGGCGAGCCGGATGATCTGGGCGGCGAGCCAGTACGCCACCACCAGGCCACGGGCGATCTCCTTGCGGGTCTCCTCGGCCCAGAACTGTTTCTCCCAGCCCCAGCGGTACTGGTGCTTGCCGCAGGCGCAGCACATGACCTCGCTGCCGATGCCGCCGCTGTCGCGGTCACGGACCTCGAAAACGACGGTCTCGACGGTGGTCCCGCACCAGCGGCAGCCGCGCCCTCTCCGGATGCGCCCGGTCTGGTCCACGAGGCTCACCGGGCCGCGATCCTTTCGACGGGCGCGCCCACTGCGGCGCCGAGGAGCCTCCACTGCCAGCCGAGAGCGACCGCGCGCGGTGGCAGGGTGGTGCCGAGCCGCTCGTAGAGGCGCCGCCGGTACTCGCGGACCGTCGCCTTGCCGACGCCGAGTTCGTGGGCGGTGGCGCTCGTGGACAGGCCCCGGGCGGTGCACTGGAGCGTGCGCCGCAGCGAGCCGGGCATACGGAGCGCCGGCGGTACAGCCTGGGTTTTGACGGCCAGGTCGGGGATGCCGTCGAAGTCATGGTGCCGGTAGGCGTGGTCGACCAGGGCGCCCAGGGAGCGGCCCTCGATGCCGGTACGGCGGGCCGCGCGGCTGACGTGGCCGCATACGGCCCGCGGTGAGATGCCCAGTTCGGCGGCGACCTGCTGCGTCCCGTGTCCGCGGGCGTAGCAGGCGATGACGCCGGTCTGGGCCGGTGTGAGGCGCCCGTGGGGCGTGAACCCGAGGCTCAAGAGGGCTCCTTACGGGGATGTTCAGTCCGCCACGCCCGTACGGTGCGGCGGGTGTCCGTGGCGAGGAAGACGGTCAGGAGGAGTGCCTGGCGGGGGTAGGTGGCCCAGTCGTCGAGGCGGGAGCTGAGTTGGTCGTGGGCCCAGTTCCCGAGGCGCTCGCGGGGCCGGGCCCGGCCGCCGGCGTATCCGGCGGCCAGGCCCACGACCAGACAGGCCGCGCAGGCGTAGATCACGTGTGCGCTGGCGTGGCGGCGCTGTCGAAGTCGAGGACGTTGCGGGCTGCGCCGGCGTAGTGCTGCTGCTCGGCAACGGCCAGGTGCGCGTAGGGCCTTGAGATCCGGCCGGCGAGGTGGTCGTGGGCGGCCAGGAGCCGCGCGACGTCGTCGACCGACACAGCCGGCGGGTTCTGGGTCTCGTAGCTGATGACGATCTCTTCGCCATGGGGCCAGAACGCGATGGCGTTGTCCGGCACCGCGTGGTCCGCGGCGAGTCCGTGCTCGGACCGGTAGTTGCGGCTCGCGGACGTCCAGGCCCTGCTGATGTCGACGTGGTAAGCACCGTGCGCAGCATCGACAGGCACCGCGAACTCACGGCGAGTGAAGGAGATGGAACGCTCCGTGTGCGACATGAGGAACTCCAGAGTGAGGGTGGGATATTGAGAACTGGGCGGGTGAATGGGCCTTGAAGGCAAAGCCGTTACGAGGCGGCCGGCTCCATGGCTGGGGTGCTCATCGGCGCGTGGCCCTCCGGATGCCGACGACGACCAGGGCGATCACACCGGCTATCGCAGCGCCGGCGCCGACGACGCCAAGGCAGACGTAGACGGTTGCGCCGCCAATGACCAGGAAGCCGACCTGGACGACGTCACTCACGTCGATGCCTCGTCAGTCCCGCGCTTGCCCTGAGCCGTGACGTGCTCGCCATGAGGGCCCTTGACGACACAGCGCTCGACCGGTTCCGAGTCCTTCGGGAGGAGACCCACAGAGCAGTGCGGCGTCTCCTCGGCCAGGACGTCCCGGCCGCAGCCGGACTCGGTGCAACTGCTCGCGTCGCCGTCGACGTCGAGACCGGTCCGGGCGAACCAGTCGAGGCCGATCAAGTTCGCGGCCGGAGCGTGCACGAGGCACCGGAGTTGGCGCCCGTCACGGGACTGGTAGGCGGCCACAGGGTGGTGCCCCGCCGCGTGGGCACCCTGTTCGTCGGCCATGCAGACCGCGTAGCCCTTGGCGCGGCAGTCGGCGCACAGGACCGCGATCCCAGGGGCGTGCCGGACGGGCTCGGCGGGCGCGGTCGGCAGGTTCTTGCGGTGCGCGGCGATCACGCACTCCCCGGAGCAGTGCGGGCGTTCGTCGCCGGTGCGGAAAACGAAGTCGTCCTCGGCGTAGTCAGTGATGTCCTGGCGGCAGCGCGGGCAGAGCAGGCGGTCCTCGCCAGCCCCACCCGGGACAACGGCGGGCACGGCGGCCAGCAGGCGGCGCAGCGAGGTGACGGCGGCCTGGTCCTCTTCGGTGAAGCCGTCGCGGGACCAGATGTGCTCCTGTGCCTCGGCGAGGGCGTAAGCCAACATCGTGCGCTCGGCCTCGTTGAGCACGGTGGCCCCATTCAAGTTTTCGGCTTTTTCCTTGAACTTCGGACCAGGAAGTTCAAGCGAACCTGAACCGGTCTGCTGCTGCGCCTCGCTGGCCACGCGCCGTAGTTCGTCCGTGCCGGGGCTCATTCGTAGCGTCCCGTCAGCCGTCGGGTAGACCGCGACGGTGTCGGACCAGTGGAAGCCGTGCTCGTCGACGTGGTCCTGGCCTACGTGGTGGGCGGCCCTGATGCACAGGCGCATCGCGTCCCACTCCTCGACGCGCGCGTCGTACTGCGCACTGCACGTCGTTGCCGGGACGGCATTCTGGTCGGAGGCGAGTTCGGTCCCCCACATGCGCACCTGGAAGGCCGCAGCACGGTGGTAGATCCTCGTGAAGCCTTCCTTGTCGCCCTGCTCTGCGTCCGCAGCCAGGCGGTCGGCGACCTCGGCGTAGATAGCGGCCCGGTCACCGGGCTGCCGGCTCTCAGCGACCGTCAGCGCCGCGTCCGCGTACACGTGGGCCGGGATCAGCTGCGGGTACATCTTCCACCAAGCGAGGGCTTCGGGCGTGGTGTTGCTGTCGCGGATCGCCTGTGCCACGCGGCCGACCAGGGTGACGCGGCACGAGGGCGCGTGGTCGGGCGGGTACAGCTCGAGGCTGGACAGTTGGAGGACGCCTCGGGTACGTGCGTCGTGGACGCAGCGCGCGCAGTACGCCGGGTCCACGGACTCCGGCGGCTCGGGCGCGGCGGTGTCCGGGTCGTGCAACCGTGCTTCCTCTACGAGCTGCGCCGGCCACCTCGTCATGTCGCCGGAGTAATGCTGGCCAGGCAGACCATCGGTCGTCGGCCCGTCGCTCTCGGGACGCCAACGGCCGGACACGTAGACGTTGACGCGCCCCAACTGCGGATCCTCGGCGGCCAGGTAGGTCAGCGAGATCTTGGTGGGCGCGAGGGTTCCGGGGCCGTGCAGGTTCGGCACGTCGGGCATGCCGCGCACCGCGTACACGACGGAATGTGAGATCGGGGTGCGGTCGGGGTGCGGGGTAGTGGTCATCTTCTGCTCCGGGTGTGAGACTCGGTGGCCCGGGCGCCCCCGCAACTCGACTGCGGGGGCGCCCGTCGTTCAGGACGCTGGTGTGCCGGTGCTTGGGTCGACGGACAGCGGCACGGTGGAGAGCGCGCGGCCGGTGGACGGTTCGACGAGCGGGAGGAGCCCGAGGGCTACCGCGGCGCGGAGCCAGTCGCGTGCTCCCTCGATCAGCGCGGCCGGATTGTCCTTGCCGAGGGCGAGCCAGTCGGTGTGGGTGCCGCCGGTGGTGAGGTGCCAGCGGGTGTAGGCGAGGGCGCGTACACGGGGGTCGGTGTAGTGCACGCGGCTGGCGTCGGTGGTGTTGAGCAGCCGATGGAGACCTGGGCTGTCTGATCCGGGGTCCTGGCTCGGGTGGGGCGCGACGGACATTCCTGAGGCGAGCAGTTGCACCTGGCGGAGCTCGTAGGGGCTGACGTGGATGGCGCCGAGGTTGGCGAGCCACTGCATCCACACCGGTTCGATGCCGGGACTGGCTGTGAACTCGGCTTCGGTGAGGTGCCCTTGGGCGTAGGCGGCGGTCCGGTTGGCCAGGGCTTGGAGGGCGTCGGGTGTGAGCCAGCGGACGTTCTTGGTTTCCCGGGCACTCGGGGTGAGGTCGCCTGTGACGGTGGCCTGGTAGACGGTCCAGTCGTGGCCGACGCCGCGCGCGCCGGGGAGGCGGCGGCATCGGTTGTTGCGCCACCAGCCGGTGACGTGGGTGAGGCCGGTGATGGTGAGGCCGAGTTCTTCCTCGACCTCGGCGCGGGCCGCGTCCTCGGCGGTGCCGTGTTCGTCGATGTGGCCAGCGGCCGACGCGGTGCCGGGCGGGAAGGTGTTGCGGTCGAACATCAGGTAGCGGCCATGCTCGTCGGTGATGACGATGCCGACCGAGCTGTTGTCGCAGACCTTCACGGTATTCCTCCTAGAAGTGGATGAGTCGATGGGGGCGCAGTCCCGGGGCAGTCATCCGGGCAGGTCGAGGACGCCCTGCGCGAACCGCTGCTTGGCGAGGTCGTGGTACGCGGAGTTCAGGTCGATGCCGATGTACGGCCTCCCCAGGCGGCGGGCCGCGGCGCCGGTGGTGCCCGACCCGCTGAAGGGATCGAGGACGGTCCCGCCGGGGCGGCAGCCAGCCTTGATGCAGCGCAACGGGAGATCGATGGGGAACACCGCGAAGTGTGCGGCCGAGTAGGGCCGTGTCGGGATGGACCATACGTCGCCCGGGTTCCGGCCGAGCGGGTGCCCGTCAACGCCCGGCTCGTCGCGTTGGGAAGTCGAATACGTCTGTGCCGGCAGCACGCCGAGCCTCTGCCGCTCCTTGTGACCTCGGGGCCTGCGCTGCGGTCGCATTGTGTGCGGCTCACGGACTGGGTCGAGATCGAAGCTGTACCGCTCTGCCTTGACGAACAGGAAGATCTGCTCGTGCCGCGAGGACAGCCGGTCCTTGATGCTCTCCGGCATGGCGTTCGTCTTGTGCCAGATGATCTCGTTACGCAGGATCCACCCGTCGTCCTGCAACGCAAACGCCGTGCGCCACGGGATCCCCAGCAGGCTCTTCCTTGGCCGGTCGGCCGGCTTTGACGGCATGTTCTGCATGAGTTGCACGCGCCTGCCTTGCAGGGCGCTCGTGCTGCCGGGGTCGGTGTGTCCACCTGCGGCGGCGTAGCTGTCGCCGAGGTTGAGCCAGAGCGTCCCGTCTGCGGCGAGCACTCGACGGGCCTCGGCGAACAGGCTGCTCATGCGGTCGACGTAGGCGCTCGGGGTGGGCTCCAGCCCGTACTGGCCAGGCGTTCCGTAGTCGCGGAGCCCGTAGTACGGCGGCGAGGTGACGATGCAGTCGACGGACTCGTCCGGCAGGGTGCGCAGTTGCTCCAGGGCGTCGCCGAGTAGCAGGGTGACCTGTTCGTCTCGGTAGTAGGGCGTGTTCACCGTGGTCCTTGGTGGTCAGAGTTGGGCGATGACGGTGGCGGCATCCGAGTCGGTGGCGTGGCCGTGTTCGCCGGCCCAGTCCGCGACGTCGAGGGGCCAGCGCTTGTCGAAGTAGCTGATGACCACGTCCGCGCCGTCATGGCGGATCGTGTGGACGCCGCCGCTGCGCCGGATGGCCTCCTCGGCGACCGAGACGACGGTGGCCGCGTGCTGTTCGTCGAGGCAGGTCAGACGTGCTTCGTTCACGCTGATGTGTTCTTTCGGGATGGCGAGTTGGCCGGGGATCGTGTGGGGCGGCGGCCCGAGGCGGCGCCGTACGGCGGCCGCGGCCCGTCCGGCCGCCGTCTGACGCCAGCGGTCGCGGCGTTTGCGGCGGCAGCCGGGGCCGAGCCCGTCGGGGCTCCGGCGGAGCATGACGTGCTTGCAGTCGGCGCAGCGGACCTTCGCGGTCACGTCGGGATCGACTCAAGGGAGTCGAGGTGCTCCAGGAGCGCGATGACAGCGGCGCCGGTCTGGACGCCTTCCTGGCGGACGTCGGCGAGCCGGGCCTCGGGGTGAACGTCGTCGCTACCGGCGGTGAGGACCGCTTCAGCGATCCGGCCCATGTTTTCGACGAGGACCAGCAGCCACTCCTGCAGGATGTGGTGCTCGGCGCCGAGCCGGCCTTTCTGGGCGGCACGTTCGGTGTGGATGTCGAGGTAGGGGCCGGTGAGGCGGGGGCTGTCGTAGTCGGGGTACATGGGGTGCTCCGTTCCTGTGGTGGTGGCGTGTCAGCGGGTGCTGGTGGCGATGGCGTGGAGGGTGTCGATGCCGGTGGGGCTGCACCGGGTGAGCCGCACGGCGGCGACGAGCGCCGGGTAACTCCGGGCCAGGGCGATGCGGTTGGCGGTGTCGGCCTCGGCGATGAGCGCGACGAGGCGACCGCGGAAGGTGTGCGTCTTGTCGGGGATGCCGGGGAGCGTGTAGCCGAGGTGCTGGAGGACGAGGCGGGCGTCGTCCCGGGTGATCGCCGGGTGCTCGTCGTCGACGCCCCCGGGCTGGAATGCGGTCGGGACGGGGCAGGTGGTGGTGGTCACTGGTGGGTGTCTCCGAACAAGTGGTGCAGGAGGCGTGCGAGTTGGCGGAGGGTGGCGTGGTCGATGACGTGGTCGGGTGCCACGCACAGCGGCATCGCGCAGCCGGGGACGACCGGGCCTTGCGGGTCGTTGGGGTGGGTCATGCGCCAGGCGACGCGCAGCGCGGAGTGGACGTGCCGGTTGTAGTGGAGGACGGGGAGCCCGTGGTCGACGTGGTCGAGCCACAGCAGGTGGCCGCCGTGGATGTGACGGGTGCGGGAGCGGAAGTACTGCTCGATCGTGAGGCGGCGGCGCAGGGAAACTCCGGCGCGGCCCAGGCTCCTGAGGACGTCGGTAACGTCGCTCGGCGCGACGCAGAGTTCCCGCACGACCATGTGCGGGGGCCGGCCGCCGAGGAGGTGCTCAGTGATGTCGACCCTCACCTGCGGCGCGAGGACAGCGAGGCTCTCCGGCACGGCGGCCTGGCCGTCCTCCCCGACGGCCCCCGCCGTCGGTCCTGGGGTGAGTGTGGAGGCGGTCACAGGATGCTCCTGGTCTTCTCGACGGAGCTGTGGCGTTGGTCGATGAGGGCTTCACTGACGATGCGCAGGGCGCCGTTCGTGGAGGCGAGTTCGTGGCGTGTGGCGGCGAGCGCGTGCAGCGCGCGGTCGAGCCGGCCGCGGAGGTTGGTGCGCTCCCGGGTGTGGGCGCGCTCGAGACGTCGGCGTTCGAGTTCCGCGGAGGTGCAGGCCTGGGTGAGCTGGTCGGTGAGTCGTGCTTCGACCGTGCGGAGGTGTCTGGTGGTGGTGAGGCCGAGCATCGCGTTTCCCTCTCGGTCAGCGGTTTCGGTTGCGGCGGCGGTCGTCGAGCCGGACCACGCCCTTGGGCAGCGGGAGCGGCAGCTGCGTCTGTTGGGCCCGGCAGGTGGCGGCGTGGGGCATGTGGAGGCGCTCGTAGCCCATGAGGGGCTGCTGGTCGGTGACCCGGCGGGAGACCCAGGCGGTGGTGCCGTCCCGGCGAATCGCGGTGTTCCCGGCCGGGTCCGGGGCACGGTCGACCGGCAGGCGCTTCCCGCCGGCGGTCGTCGCGCCGGGCAGCGTGCGCGTCCACAGGACGGGACGGTGGCAGTCGGGGCAGAACCCGGGACCGTTCATCGGGGCCGTCCCTTCACATTGCGGGACGCGTTCTCCAGGGCCGTCGCGTAGGTGTCGTCGGCGGCCTGCGCGCGCTCGGGGTGCACGCCGGTCATCGGCGTCCCGCCCTCGGTCGTGCACGGGATGCCGGCCTGCGCGGGGCAGGTGGTGCAGTCGGTGTGCGCGACGACCCAGGCGTCACGGCGGCTGGGGTGGGGCTCGCGGCGCGGGCCGTTGCGGCGGTTCGTGCAGGGCTCGCCGGGTGCGGCGTGGCACCAGCCGCAGCGCTGCTCGACCGCGGGGTGCCGGCGTTCAGCTCGTGAGGTCATCGTCATCTCCCCAGGGGTCAGGTTCCGGTTGATGTGCGGGGCCGCTGCTCGGCGGTCTCCCGCAACTGCGCGCCGAGTTCGGCGCGTTGCGGGTGGATTCCGTGGCGCGGGGTTCCGCCGGGGTCGGTGCAGGGGCTGCCCGCGGTCGCCTTGCAGCTGGGGCAGGTGGTGTAGGTGATGTCCCAGGCGTCCAGGCGGGCTTCGTGGGCGGCCCCGCGGAGTCCGGCGCTGCTGCTGCAGGCCGTGCCGGCGGAGGCGTTGCAGTAGCCGCAGGGGACCGCCGCTTCGGCCGGTCCGGGGTGGTGGCGTGGGCTTTCGCAGGTGCCCGTGACGAGTTCCCGCATGACGAGCCCGCGGCCGTATCGCCGCAGGGCTGCGGGTACACCGAGATCGGCGATCGTCTGGCGGACACGCTCCACCGTCGCTACCTCCTGTCCCGGTACGGCGAGGAGCAGCGGCGGCTGGGTCGGCCCGTCTGCTGCCGGCTTCTTTCTGACGCGTCCCGGGGGTGCGGGCACCGAAGCCAGCACGGGTCCTGTCTTCTCCGAACCGGCGACGCGGCTTTCAGAGGCGCCCCCAGGTGAGATCGGTGGACGGGGTTCGGTGCCGGCAGCGTCTTGGTGTGCTTCTCTCGTCTGCCCGTCGCCTGGCTCCGCCTCGCGCGCCGCCAGGGCCTCGGCGATCGCCTTCTCTTTCAGCCGCCGCTTGGCCCGGGCCTGCGGGGTGTCGGTGTAGAGGTGCAGGTGCTCGTCCCAGTCCAGGCCCTGGTCACCCAGCGGCGGATGGAGCAGGTATTCGGAGTTGGTGTTGGGGCGTCGCCGCTCGACAAGCACCCCGAGCGCCTTGAGAACCTTTTTGGCCCGGGAGACGGTCTCCTGGCTGGAGCCGACGATGGCCGCGATGGTCTCGGTGGCCGGGTCAGCGTTCGTGCCGTCGGCATCCGCGTACGAGGCGATGACCCAGCCGACGTGGACGATCTTCGAGATCTCCGGGCGGTCCATGCGCAGAGCCTCGGCCCGCATGGCGTGCATCCACGCCGTCCTGGGGGCCTGCACCGGCTCGCTGTCGGTCACGAGAGCGCGCTCCTGGTGGCTGCGTGGGGCACGGTGGCTCCGATCAACGAGAAGAAACAGGTACGGGGTGGGCTACTCGCGTTGAGGGTGCTGAGCGGCCTGGGCGGCCCGGTAGGTGTGCTGGCTGGAGCGGCGATTGCCGGAGCCGATGGCCCGCTCATCGATGAGCGCGGACGCGGCCAGCGGTGACGGCGTCGTCCAGGCACCGGCCGGTAACCCGGGCCCGGGCCGTGGCTCAGGCCGCCCGGCCAGCGCGGCCGGTGTGTGGAGCGGGCACCGGCGGCCGGTCAGGTACGACCGCAGGTCGTCCCCGGCGAGGCAGTACCGGCGCACGGCGCCTATCCAGTGGCCGCACACGGGACTTTTCGCGGCGCCACGCGGGAGGCTGCTCACGCTGCACCGCCGTCGGCTTCGGCAGCAGCAGCGCGGCGTTGCTTGGCCGCGAGGTCCCTGCGGCCTCTGGCGGTGTGCCCGCCGAAGACGCCGGACCTGTGACCGTTCTCGCCCTCGTGGCGCATGGCGTCCTCCAGGCACTCCACCCGCACGGGGCACGAGGAGTTGCAGAAGGCCATCGCCGTCTGCGTCTTCGCCCGGTTCTTCGAGTGGAAAAAGTCGGCCGGCGGTCCCCAGTCCTTGCCGCAGGCCGCATCGAGCAGCCAGGGACGGTTCTTGATTCCGTCCGTCCATTCACGTACCGGCATTCAGTTCGCCCCCAACAGGGCTGCTGCCGCGTCGAGTTGCCGGGGCTGGGTGCGGGTCCTGTCGCGGTCTACGGTGTCCGCCTGGTGCTCGGGAGCGACGCACCAGGCGTACACGCAGGCCGCTTTGACGCGGCCGACGGGTTTCCGGCCGTGCTGGATCTCGTAGGCGATCGGACGCACCGACAGCTTCGTGCCGCTGTGGGAGAGGACCGGCGCGCAGTCCTGCGTGCGTTCCCCCGTCCACACCATGTGTCCGCCGGCGACCTCCACGGTGGCGGCGGTGAACTTGTCCCGCGAGGTGGGCGGGATGCTTCGGGGCGGCGGCGGGTAGCCGAGTTCCTCTCGCACCTGGGCGGCCGTTTCCCGGGTGATGCGCAGCTGCCGGGCGATCTGCGTGTTGTTCATCCCGGCCTCGAGGAGCCGGCGGATGTCGGCCTCTTTGTAGTGCGTGCGGATCGCCACAGGTTCACCTCTCCCGGGGGCTGCGGGGGCGCGGCAGGACAACCCGTCGGCGGGGGGCCTGCCCCCGGCCGGAGCCGGGAGCAGGCGCAGCAGCGCGGTGGGCGGAGGGATGCCGGAGCTTCGCTCGGTCCCGGTCGGCCCGCGTGGCCAGCGGTTCGCCGGTGTCGTCCACGTCCTCTTCCGCGACCTCGTCCTGGCCGAGGTCGCAGCTGCCGCCCTCGTCGCCCGGCTCGGAGTCCAGGGCTCCGAGCCGGGACAGGGCAGTGCCGGTGATGACGGCGATCGCCAGCACGAAGACCAGGACGAGCGCGGCGTAGAGGACGGTCACTGGACAACGCCGCCCCGAGCCGTACGCACGGGCACGTACCGGCGACGCGCAGTGTGCGAGTTGTCCACGGTCAAGTGGCCGGCTTCCGCGAGGGCGGCTAGGTCCCTCCTCGCGTCGGAGAGGCCCAGTCCCTTCCAGCCCCAGCTGATGTAGATGTGATGGACGTCCGACGTGGTCACCGGGTGGCACTTGTTCTCGATGTGCGTCCGGAGCCTGGAGAGGCGGTCCGCGATGCCGGGCGGCATCGGGCGAGTGGACGCCGCCCCCGCCACAGCGGCGGAGGTGTCCTTCTCGCCCTGCTGTCCGTCGCGCACGTCGCCCGTGCCGCTCCGCATCGAGGCTTGGAGGGCGGCGATCGACGCCCGCAGCTCGGCGATCTCTGCGGCCTGGTCGTAGACGAGCCCGCGCAGCAACGCCTCCTCGTCGAGCCCCGGGCGCCGCTCAGGCTCCATCACCAGCGACGGCCACTGACGCCAGACGCCGTCGACGTAGGCGGCGTGCGCCCGGGAGAGCCGGTGCCCGAACTGTCCGGCGCAGATGGCAGGGGGGTTGTCCGGGTCGGGTTGTCCGCAGTAGCCGCCAGGCGGCGGGATCTCGATACGGTGCCAGGCGCCGTCCCGGAGTTCCTCCGTACGCCAGGTGCCCATCGTGCGGCAGTACCGCAGCCGTACGCCCGTGTCGGGGTGGGTGGTCTCGTGATCTTCCCAGTGGGAGCGCGGAAGGTCGCACTGTGCCGGGATCGACCAGTGCACTGAGACACAGCGCTTGTCGTCGGACAGGTTCGGAGCGATCTCAGACATCCTCCCCACCCCCCGCGCCTGCCATCGAGACCGGGGCTGGGGCTGGGGCGAGTGCGAAGCAGCTGCGGGGCTTGTCGAGGTTGGGAAAGATGACCTGCCAGGGGCCCGGGAGCAGACCGTACGCGGCCCACTTGCAGCCCCGTCCGCTGTAGCCCTTGGACAGGGCGCCGAGGGTGCGGCCGATGCACTCCTGGCTGAGGAAATCCGAGTACTGCGCCACCTTGCCGTTGGGCAGCTCCCGGGGACGCTCCTCCAGCGCTTTCCGGAAGTCCAACCCGGTCGCGACGTCCTTGCAGCCCGGGCACACGAACGCCCAGTTCAACGAGTCCTGACCGAACCGGGCCCGGGCCTCTTCCCAGAGCTCGTCGATGGTGAAGGTCCGGCTGTCACTCATCGGCGCGCCTCCCGGTCTTCGGCAAGGAGCTGGCCGAGGCGCGTGAGGCTCTGGACTTCGTCGATCCGGTCGACGCCGCACGCTCCGCAGGGCCGTACGAGCTCAAGCGCGAGAGTCTCCTTGCCGTGGTCGGCGCGGCATCTGAGGTACTCCAGGCGCCCCGGCTCGAGGAGCGCGGTCGCCTGCTCCACCTCGTCGGGGAGGCCCTCGCTGGGGGTGTACTGCCAGTCGAGTTTCCCGGCGTCGGCGCACAGCGTCTCGCCCGCGCAGCGGCGCGCGAGGACGAGGAACTCCTCGCGGGCCTGCTCGAACATCTCCGCCATCTCGACGGCGTGCGCCGGTTCTGCGGCCTCGTACTCGTCGTAGGTCGTGAGGGCGAGTTCGATGAATTTCATACGGCTACCTCGACGGTCTGGGGCTTGTACTGGGCGGCGATCCACGCGGCGGCCTGGGCGACGGAGTGCAGCTCGTTCTGGCGGCGTGCCCAGCGCAGCTGGTCACCGCCGTGCGGCCCGTCGGGGTCGGGGATGGCGTGGGCCTTCCAGCGGGTGTGGTGGCCGGCGGTGAAGCAGCTCTCGATCGTCCCGGCGACGTCCACGGCCCGGACCGGCATGTCGGGAGCACGGGTGACCAGCCAGTCGTCCGGGTCTTCCTTGAAACCCGGGATCGGCTGCTCGCCGGGCCACAGCCACAGGCCCTCGACCTCACGGGGGGTATTCCCGTAGCCGTACGCCGCGGTGGTTTTGCGGTCGATACCGACGTCCTCGCCGCTGATCGTGTGGACGGCCGTGCAGGAGCGGCACACCAGGCGCACGGTGAACCGGCGGAACAGGTTGGCGTGGAGGCACTCCTCGGCCGTACACGCGTGGACCTGCTCGTCAGTGCCGGTGAGACGCCCGCGTCGGCCGTGGTCCATCCGCAGCTGCGCCTCCCACGCCGGTGTCGGGCAGCCGCGCCGGTGGGGAAAGCAAAGCCAGTCGAGGTAGAGGTCTCTGACGAGGTTCACTGCTCACCCCGGGCGCCCTGCGGGACGGTCACGGCGTGCGCTGCGTCGGTCGCGGTGAGCGGGCCGCTGTTCATGACGATCGAGCCGAGCGGGTAGACGGGCCCGTCGGTGCCGCGCAGGAGCAGGAGCGGCATGCCGCCGTCCTGGCGGTGACCGAGGAAGAGCCAGGTGTTCCCGTGCCGGTCGACCTGACCGCGGCTCAAGTCGTACATCCGGCCCCACAGGTAGAACGGCTCCCTGGCCGCCTGCTCTGCTTCGTGGAGCAGGTGCGGGACGTCGTGCGCGGTGAGGTGGACGGGGGCGCCGTTGATCTGTCCGGCGGCGAGCTGTGCGTTTTCGACCGTGCGGGTGGCCACGTTGGGGGGCGCGCCGATCGCGTCGAGCCAGTACTCCCAGTCGCGCAGCGAGTGCGCCCGGATGACGACGGTGACGCGGTCGCGGTCGGGAGCGATCTCCGTGAGGTCGAGGCGCCCGGCGTGCTGGAGCTGCAGGGTCGCTGCCACGGTCACGGCATGCGCGCACGCGGCCTCCCAGCCGGCTGTTCCCTCGGCCCGGGGATTCGTCTGCCGGGCGGCGGCAGGCCGGATTTCCGGGGCCTGCCCGTTCACCCGCTCCACTGTCAGACGTTGCACCACGGCGCGTTCGAGGCGGGGCGCGACAGGCAGGACAACGGCGCCGCGGGCAGCCGGGCTGAGCGGCCCCCGGCCTGGGCCCGGCTCGGGTTGCGGTCCGGGCCGCGGTTCGCCGTCGCCGCCGAGCAGCCCCTTGCGGCGCAGCGCGGTCGCGACGCGTACGGCAACCTCGCTCGGGTATCCGCACTCGTCGACGATGGTGTCGACGGCCACCTGGTACACGTCGGGCAGGTTCCGGCGCGCTTCGACCTGCGTGCGCAGCCGCTTGAGGACGGCCGCGTCGCCGGCCTCCACCAGATGCCCCTGCGCCTGGAGGGCGGTGAAGAAGCCCTTGGCGTATTCGCCGAGCCGTTCGCCGAGCCGGGCAGCCAGCTGCGTTTCCAGTTCAGGTGTGGTCGTCATGCCGCTGCCCCCCTGTAGGCCCTTCGGAGCGAGTCGATGGCCCGGAACTGAAGCTGTTTGACCGCGCCGGGGGTGACGCCGAAGACGTCGGCTGTCTCCGAGAGCGACATCTCGTCCAGGAACCGCAGCCGGAGGACCTCCTGCTGCCGCGGCAGCAGGCCGCCGAGGGCGGTGAGCAGGTCGGCTTCGTCGAGCGCGGCGAGCACGGTGTCCTCGGCGGTGCCGGCGGGGGCTCCCCAGGCGTCCTCGACGTCGCGCATGTCGCCGACGTAGTGCAGGCGCTTGGTGGAGGCCCCTTTGTAGTGGTCGGCCACGGCGTTCCGGGCGATCGCGCAGAACCAGGCCCCGATCGGTGCCCCGGTCCACCTGAAGGTGTCGATCTTCTTGAAGGCCTTGAGGAAGACATCGGCGGTGAGGTCCTCGGCGACCGGGTGGTTCCAGGAGACGCGCTTGAGGATGTAGCCGAAGATGTCGTCGTGGTTCGCCCTGTAGAGCTCGGCGAACGCGCTCGGGTCGCCTTGCTGAGCGCGGGTGATGAGGGCTGGTTCTCTCGTATCGCCGGACCGTGGTGCGGCGTTAGCCTCAGTGATCAA